TTTGGAACTATTATTTCACGATTCGGTCTGGTTTAGTCTCCCGTAGGTAAGAATACGTCTTATCATCATGGAAAGTCCCATGCGACTCATTATAATCAATATTTTATCCGTACTGCGTCCATCGTCGTTCAGTTATAATGTCCTTATACTTTTCGCCCGCAGGAGTTAGTTGCACCATACCATCCACACAGAATATGCAACCGTCCTTATCATTAGGATTATCATACCTATCTCCACTATCTTCATCATAATGGTCGAAATACAGAGTTAGGCCGGTTTTCTGATTAAAAACATTCTTCAACTCTGAGATATGCTTATCATAAACTTGAGAGACTTCTTCTGCTATCTTTTGGTTATGGTCATCGTCTTTTTCTTCATCAAAACAATAATCTAATATAGCATCCTCAACAACAGATAAGTCATCCCAACTCAACCACTGACTAATAGTTGCCCACCCAATCTCTTTAAAGAATTTTTCATTCTCAATGGCCGATATTTCGTCTGGAACAATCTTTTTAAGATCATCATATCCAATAACAAAACTGTTAACCGCAAAACTACCCATACCCATTTTATTTAGTCTCCAGAATGGTTGAAGTCCACGCCAACACTATATCACAGTATCGGGGTTTGTCAAGACTGTTCTTTAGCAAAAGGTCATTTTGTTAGTAAGTCCATGATAACGGTAAAAATCATTAGGCCAATATTTTTTTTGGCACAGCTTTTTCTGGGTGATAATATACTTGCGTATGTAAACTTTCTACTCTATCTATTAGTTCTTTTACTCTTTGCTCAAGATGAACCAATGATTCTATTACAACATCAATCTTTTGTTTACGCCCAATTGGTTTTTGCTTTTTAGTAACTTTTTTCTTTTTCATTAATTATTCTCCCTTTTGTTCTATGCTATCAGAGCCACAATCCATACATTGACAAGTATCAAATGGGCCAGCCAATAATTCGCCGTTTTCATCTACCCAAGCATCCCATCCAATATTATCGCCGTCACAATCTATACAATAATAATTGCTCATGATTTAGTCTCTACAAATGTAGTTAATCTATCTACTAAATTCATTACTTGATCTTCAGTCCAAGAGTATTCAAACCCATTATCATTTCCATGTTCAATATCTAATTGGTAACTATACAAAGAGTCAATCAAGAGAAAAATATCATCTTTTTTAAGGTCAATTTTCATTATTTATTCTCCTTGATAGTCTGTTCCAAAAGTTCAAGAGCGCCCCATTAGAAATCCCATAGATCAATATCTTTTTCGGTAGTATTTTTCCACTTAACAAGAAACTCTTGAATTTCGCTTTTTATATTCTCGTCAATAATAATTTCCATTAGTTATTCTCCAAATTTTGGTCTATAATATGACTTTCAATTTCCATATCATAATATCCACCGCGATAGTATGATGTATCTCCGTAACCTTTTCTTGTTGGTTTGGCTAATTTTGAGGTAGCCACAAACTGCCTAGCGTGTTCTCCGCTAGAAAATACTCGTATAATTTGCTTGTCTGGATGAGGCAAAAATTCCCCACCTACAGTCTCTTGATAAACATTTTCTTTAGTGCCTATAACAATATAAACTTGCATTAGTTATTCTCCAAATACTTATAGATAAAATCGGCCAACCCTTTCAAATCTTCCCTAGACAATGGAGGTTCCTCAAAAAATCCATTTCTAGGATGAAAAGCAACAACGTATTCTTTACTCTTTTGATTAATGATTGGCTTTGTTCTTTTCTCAATAAAGAAATTAAGATAATCACAAAGATAAGGTGGATCAGTATATTTCATTCGTTATCCAAATATTTCAAAATAAATTCGGCCACTTCTTTCAATTTAGACCTATCCATTATCATGAGAAAATCATTATAGTTAGAATAGTTAACAAAATCTACTCTTGAATAATTTCCACAACTATCACCAGCATCATACAAATACATTACCAGACCATCACTGATAGGCAAAGATGTTGTTTCAGATTTGACCAATTTCCCCATTAGTTATTCTCCTTCCAAACTTTATTCTTCCTTAGATAAGTCATAACACTATTAGCCGCATTATTTATACTATCATTAGTTTCGTGATATGCTGTTAGAATATTTCGCACAGTATATTTTTCATCATCGGTCATAACAGTATCACTATCAAAACCCCCATATTCCATCTCTATATAATCGGCCACTTTGATAGCATATTGCTGGAAACTATTAGAATCTGATTTGGTATTCATTTGTGGGTTCATTTCCCTAATCTATACTTTGATTATAACTTTTAGTGGGTTTAATACCACGCAAACGGTTAAGAATAATGGTCAAATTATTACGTTCTGGAGTAAGTTTTTCATGCAAATAATCGCCTACAACACGCTTGAGTAGAGCAATTTCTTTATCGGTCAATAATACATTTTTATACATTTTTTCCTATACCTATTAGTAAAACTACCATTACCAGTAGTATCCAGCATACCATAGAAACTGATGGTTGTCAAACTGGATTATCGGCCATTCCTAATAGCCATCTTTAATGCGTTTTTCACCACGGGCATAATCAATAAGTAAAAATTGAATACTTTTAATAGAAAATAGAAACTATTAGCTATTATTTCCCTGATTCGGCGTTAGGCTAAGATTGATGAGAGGTATAAACGGGGGTATTTGAGGAAACAAAAAATAGATTTGTAAGAAAAAATCGCATAGAAACCATAGAAACTACTGTCACTAGCATTATAAAAGCTAGATTTTTAATAAAACAAATATGAAATTCAGTCTTTTTCATTTTCTGCCCTTACAATAAATATTGTGCCTATTATACATACTAGGTAAACGAATCCTAAAATTATCCAGGCTTTTATTTCTGACTCACTCATCTATGGCCCCGTACTCTCTGCTTAAATATGAATATAATCCTAGATAAATTATGATGCAGAGTGGAATAATAATGTGGCCATATTGTCCTAGATCATTATATCTCATTAAAATATTTCCATACTCTATACAAGATGGTGACTGATACTACTAGTAGGGATAGTATTACTATTATTCTGGTTGTTGGATCATGAATAAGAGTAGGAACTAGTGGTTTTTTATTTATGGTCTGAGCTATCAGTTGGAGATGAAACATAATACATAAACCATTTGGCCATAAAATATACTATGGTTTCTACAACCATGATACTAGCAACCATAGATATTAGAAACCTAAGAATCTCTTCCATAACGACTAAACCTAGAAAATACATTTTTAATTTTGCCTAAAATTCCGTTGCCGGATGGAATAGGAATAGTTACAGGAATAGCAATAGGAATCGGGGCCGGAATAGGAACTACAACATTAATATCTTTTGATTTGGATGTTGTCTTTTTACCTTTAGACTTTATCTTAGCTTTAGGTTTTTTGATAGGACAAACTCCATCAGGACAATCTTGACCCGATCTTTTTGGTAATGTCTTTTTGCTCTTCTTCTGGTTGGTTTTCTTTTTTGTCATAATGTCTCGCTGACTGTTTCCATAAATTCCAAAGTTGAATGATTAGCTAAGACTATAGTAAGTTTGAAGTGGCCCAGTGTCAATCGGGACTATTGTTATAGGTCAACTTAGGAACATCAGTAACTATATTAGTATCTATGATAGGTTTTATATCTATAACCAATAAACTATCATTAGTATTCATAGAAGCTTGAGCTTGATTAATTAATAGTTGAATCTGCATACATATATTTTCACATGATATATTTTTATCTAACTTAATAGCAATCATAAAATATAAGTTTGGCTGACTGTACCCATAATACCCAAATCCAGAATATTAGCTGTGACAAAATCAACATATTAAAAGCAAGAGAAGGGAATCGAACCCTCAACATTCAGGTTGGAAACCTGACGCTCTGCCAATTGAGCTACTCTTGCTTAGAGACTTTTATCTCCACGACCTAACTCTATACCATTTACCATTCCTACCTTGAGCCGAAGCATCTCCTGTTGGAGTCATTCTGCTACTAGGAACACAGGTATTACAATTAGGACTACCCCCATAACCCACGCCTTCAAATCGTCCTATAGTTCCCCATACATGACCAGTAATATTATTAGCTGCCATATAATTAGCTTCTGCTTGACAACGATCCTGATCTGATCCTATATTTTGACTATTAGTATAACTATAGACCCTATTAGTGGTCGGACTATAATAGTTTGGTCTTGCTGCTTCTGCGGTAAAACTAATGCAAAAAATAAGTGCTAATGCGATCATAAAATTTTTCATAATATTCCTCCTTGAAGTAAATAAGTCTATTTAAGAAAAGACCCCCGAGTTTATTCGAGGGAATTTTCTAGTGATCTATAGTCTGACAAGTTATTATAACCCTTCAGATTATCTATCAAATATTGTTCATCGCACAACGCTACGAACGCGGGCCACAGACTTGCGACCAACATTACGAGTAGCCTCAACCGTTCGGCGGGTTACTGTTACTGGAACAGAAATTACTTCCCTAGTAACATTGACAACTCGACTTCGTAGAGTACAATTGCCACTAACACACTCACCAGCAAATGCTGACGAACCGAATACCATGAGAACCACTACTAGTGCAAACTTCATCATAAAAATTTTCTCCTGTTGAAAAAAATGTCGCATCCGTGCGACGGTTAGGTTGTCTATGATAACTTTGTGGAGCATAGGGTCAAGAATCAATTCTTTATTCAGATCATCTAGTTTGGCTGACTATTACCACTAAAACCAAATCTAGAACATTAGGTGGGACTATGTGACGGATTATTAATAACAGATTTTGACTGACTACTATCAAAAAAATCAAACCGTTAATATTAGATGAGACAAGTTGGGGCGTTTATGCCACTCAACTTTATCTCTTTACTTTATATAATAAAATATTCAGTATCAGGCTTTCTCCATTTTTGGATTTTATTTAGTCTAGTCATATTTGTGATACGACCACGATTATCGTCATATGATGCTGAGCAGAATATAGAGTTGCCTCCGTCATGTTTAAAAGACCAGTCATAACTTTTTATAATCTGTTCCGGAGTAGTATCAGTATCATATATTTCGCCCTCTACTCTAAAACTAATAACTCTGTTAAATAGTCTTGGCATATTCGTGTCCCTTTCCTATTACTTCTTCAGCAATATGGTCTTCTAGAATTGAAGGACAATATCTATTAATCTCTTGCTCCAAAGTATCATTAGGATACGATAGCTTCTCCTTATAAAAGTATTCTTTGAATCCTTCCCAAACTTCAAGATTATCCATACGAGATAAGAGATAATCAGTATATCTCTTAACTATGTATTCTTTATTCTCACTATTAACTTTAAAATGTCTCATAGTAACACCTCCTCATTTACAGTAAGATTACTAGAACGATTAAATACTTCACTAATAGCCTCTGGCCCTCTTGCTTTTATCTCATCTAACAAATCATCATGAGAGTAAAAGATCTTGTCAGTATTAATATAGTCCTTTAAAACATTACGTATTTCTATGAAATCCATTCTTGATATCAAATAATTTACATATCTAGATTGAATCTCATCTCTGTTGTTACCATTAACTTCTAAGTTCCAAGACATCATATATCACCTCATAGAACAAGTTGTAAAAACACCATGCCTATGACTCCAATGATCCACCATAGTTATCTACGACTGATCAATGGCTCCGTGGACTATTGCATTATACAATAGACCCATGAAGGGTCAATAGATATCATAATACAACTTTTACCACGGCCCCTATTATTGGCTGACTGTCACCATTACCACCAATCTTGGAGCATTAGATAAGACAGTAAGTGGCCTATACAAATGCTAGACTACTATTCTTAGTATCAATAAAAAACCCTCTGGAAGTACGCATTATAAAGAGGCGCCAGAGGGTTATGTGTTATATTTACTATTATGAGTAGCAAATATATTTAACGAACATGTGTTCGTATTTCATGTGTCTATTTACTATTAGTGGTTCTATTGAGATTAATGATTCATAAGCTGCTTTAGAATCAAAAGATATTCTGTTACATGCAGCAATGACACTCCTTTTTTATAGTACTAGAATCATCGGTAATATTAGCAATAATAGTAAACAATCGTATTATAATCATCGGCTTTCATTTTATCAAACTTATATCATCTGAGATATCACTGAAATGGATCATTGATTATTATCTTATAAATATTTATTCTTCTAAAAGAAGATGAATAACAATGAATATTATTTGGTATCTTAGTTGTAAGTGACTTGCATATATCCGTTCAACATTCCGAAACAAATACCGAAGCACAAACACATACCAAGCATAAAAGACTCCAAAAGGTGAAAGTGACCACACTGTACATTCTACCACACACGACTCTTTGACGCAACCTCTTGTGTATCAACAACTTACGTTCTATGATAGATTTATAAAAATTTTCTTGCTTGACAACCCACATGAAAGAGATTATATATTATGCAGCGGGTGAGGATATAATATATTACTTCTTAGAGAACTCAGGCTCATCACTATTATCATCACAAGAGATTCTTATCTTACCTTCCAGAAAATTCTTCATAAGAAGAGAGCCTATTCTTACACTGGTACACCAGTTCATAACCTTCATCATACTCTTTTCATCATGAATATCATTGTCTATACAGGACTTAATAATACTATTAATTTCATCCGTACTTAGAGCAATATATTTATTTTCATAAGCATCCCAATAAAGATCATCACCAGCAATAATAGTATTTATAATTTCCTTTGGATTTCGCATAAGATAACTCCTTGACAATGGTATCTATTTGGATATAATGACTCTGATGCTCCAGTTTTTGTTTTGTTTAAACCATGTAGCCATGATCCACGAGAGTTTTAATAGTTGTCATCAGACCGGGGACTATGGGTATTGTGAGCGAATCAGCATACGATGCCCACAGGTATTTTGAGTGTTCCCAGTTGAGTTTTACTATATGACTTGTATTATCACAACAAACAAATATGGTTTTGGAATATTTAGGATAGTTAATAACTATAGGTTTTAATTGATTAGAAGATAAGTCAATGTCTGTTTCCTCTTTAAGTTCTCTGATAGCACAAGATATTAATGATTCATTGTTATCTAATTTTCCGCCCGGTAAACAATATTTATTAGGATTCCATGGAGCAGTATGACCTCTCTCTAAAAGAAGAAGCTTATTATTGGATACTAAAGCTACCGTGGCTGATTTTTGCATTATGATTGATTAGGTATTTTATTGTAATAGTTATGATATATATCCTGCCATGATGGCAGACTATAGAATGGATCGCCTTCGTTTACGCAAATCCCTTTCTTGTTAAATACATCATAGTAAGATACTTTCCTATTATCTCTATCAGACCAACTATCATATATAGCATATATCTCATAAACACCATCATCATGATTAACATCATAAAGATATGTAGCAATATGTTCATCATTCATGACTATGCTCCTCTAAAATTTCAGGACAACAATCAAGAATCTCAGATTCTAAAGCCTCATTTTCCATAAGGTCTTTACTATCCCTTATACTATTATAGGCCAATTCCCATAGTCTCTGAAAGTCCATACCATCCATAACACTCTCAGCATATTTATCAAGAATTTCTTCACGATTTTTATCATTCACTTGGATCATTAGCCCACCCATATTTTTGGTCATAAATAGGAGTTCCGTCCTCGTTATCAATAGACTCTATATTCTCAGGCCCAAAATCTCCAAAAAATTCTGGATCAGTATATAGTTTATTATTCAGATAATCTGCGATCTTATCCAGATTAGTAATATCGTCATCAATAACTAATTCCATAGTAATATTAATAACCTTCATTCGTGTACTCCTTGACCTCCTTTGCAATAGAGCCAGTATACCATACATATCGACATCCACAATGACCGTACTATAACAATTTAACTAATCGGCCATAGCATCATCAATATACCAAGAGTGTCCAGTTTCTTCAGCAAAATGTTCAAGATCAATTTCAAGACATTCTACAATATTGTCTGCTTCTTCACTGTCAGGATCAACACCGGGAAAATCAAATACTACAAATACTTGCATATTAAATCTCCATAAAATCGCTAGACAAATCTAATTCGTCCCAATCATTTTCAGTAACATTTCCCCTAATACAATAACTATCATCCTTACCATAATCCTTATTTCTATCATATTGTATATAGAACGGATCACTCTGGATACTTTTCATTCCATTAAGATCAACAACTATTTCTTGAGCATTTTTATGCCCGTGAACAAAACTAAAACATTTTATCATTTTTCTTCCTGCATAAATGCTTTTTCTATAATCTTATTTACATCATACATATCAGAATTAGTAATGATATGAGTAGTAGTATATGAATTATAAGAAATGATACTAGGTTTATGAATATCATATGATACTAGCAATATTGAAAGATAAGCCGTTATATCTATTGGACTAAACATAATAGGTCCCATAAAACTCGCTGACTATCACTAAGACCGCCAAATCCGTAGGATTAGATGAGACAGAGTTATTGATAATCAATCTCAAATATATAAGAGATTATTAGTATACCTAATACCTCCCCTACTCCTACAGTATACCACACATTGGAACTTTACGCAAGTGATTGGTATTACTATACTTAGAATCATTACCAAACATAATACTACCATACTTTTGGCTGACTGTTGGCATATTCGGCAATTCCGTAGGATTAGATACGACAAAGATAAATCTAAACAATATATTGTTCCTAACTCCTTGTCTCTAAGACACTTACATCTATTGTATCGTCATTTCGTCAGATAGTCTATAGGAAATCTCCTAAGTCCTTGTGGTATTTAAAGTTACGACAAATTTTGCGGGCCCGACCCGTCGTAAGTGCTTATTTATCAATATCTTATGTCGATACGCTTTTTTAAATAAAAACGGAGAGAGCCGCCGCCAGTTGCCCAGCAGCGGCCCTCTCGCATTGAACCGCACCACGAAAGGATTAGACGGCGTTCGCAAACTCCATAGCCGTGTCGAGAGCCTTGCGGTTCTCAACTCCATTCTGGCCGAACCAGAGTGAATCGAGACGGTTGCTCACCGAACGACCCTTAGTGTAGTTAAGATATTCATTGAAACCGTTGTAGGCAGCCCACCATGTTCCACGAACCCCGGTAGCACTCTGCTTCGGGCCTTCGACGAGTGTAAGAATCTCGTCCATGATGTTGCGGGTACGAGTCTTAATATCCTCGTCCGGGGTCTTGTCGATCCCGAGCAGCACCTTGACGTACTTACGAACGTCATTCTGGTTGAAATCCTTAGACGCGAGGAACCGATACTGTTCCGCAGTCGCCTCAAATTGTGCGTTGATATTGTCCATAATATCTCGCACGTTCTCCAGATTGGTCTTGCTGGAGCGTGTGTGACGAATCCGAATCAGAGAACTTTCCTTGCTAGTATGAGCAGCGGCGAGGGTATTAACACAGACCACGCGAATCGGAGTATATCCGACGCGGATCGACGTTGTACCGTCGTGGCTGTTAGACAGCAGAATAAACTTGCTCACCTCATCACCCTTGACAATCTCACAATTGTCACGGTTGAGTTGAGCCAGCACCCAAACCTTCTCGCCCTCACTGAGCGAACCGGCGGTATGCAGTTGACACTCGCCAGCGTCAAGAAAAGGCTGGAACCAATCGAAAGCATCCTGATTCTGGAGCGGCGTATAACGTGGCCCCACGACTCCGAGAACACGGTTGTCGGTCTTGCGGAAAGTCGCCTTAGCGTTGACCTCCTCGCCTTCCGACGTAAACAGCGGCTTAGTGCCGACTTCCCAATCCAGACCAGCGGCAACAATAGCCTCGCTGATAGACGGGTTCTCTTCCAACTGCGTACCCTCACCGTGCCACGGGGTAGCACCGACAAACATCATCTTTTCAACCATAGCAGGCATAATCAACCCTTTCGTGTTACTGATTCTTCGTTCCGATACGCTGATTCTATCATCTATTATCGGCGTGTCAATAGCCAAACTTGCGGAAAAATTTTTTGTTCGCAAGTCTTTTACTGGCAAGTACTTATGGCTAGCCCGGCCCACGCAAAATGCTCTAAGTCTATTATGGAGCAGGGTTTAGGAGATTTATTTTGTATCTTTGATAAAATAGTTTAGCGGTGTCTTTAGTATAAGAGCATTCTTCTGGCAAATAACAATACAATCCTACACATCTGGCTTTAGGATTATCTTCGTAAATAGCATTTTGTATCCACTTAACGGTATTACCAGAACAAATCAGATCATCAACAATAACATATCTAAAAGGAGAAACTCCTTCGATATAAAAATCGCTATATCTTTTTTCATTTTGTTTTCTAATAATAACTATGTTCTTATTAAGAATTTCTGCTATCTGCGGTACTACCATCAAACCGCTTACGCCGCAGCAAGCAATACTATCAAAATCATCATATATTTTTCTTAGATCGCATACTGCCTTAATAATAATCTTATTACGATTCTTATGGTTCAATACTCTACAGGTATGAGACGCTCCTTGAATAACCCCTGTGTCTGTTTTACGACAATCTTCGATATTACTATTGAGTATATCTGACATGATTAATAACGGATGGTACGATTCGAACGTACTTAGAGAAAAGAAAGAAAGGAGTGAATAGATACTTGTCCCACCAAGTTGCATCCGTTGAGGAGAGATCAATCGTCTATGATTTCATCTGTTAGATTATGATAGTAATTATCCCAACCATTATCATCTGTGGTTTCTTTTTCATCGTCATCTAAAACCATCCAAGACTCGTCTACACCATCGTCATAGTAGCACTCGTCTTCATACAAGTCTTCAGAGTTTTGTGCCAGATCGTGATAATCGTATTCATACTCATTATCATTCATCATAATCTCTCCCGAGTAAAACTATTATACACCAATCGGCTAAACTTGTCAAGTGGGCCCCCAGGGACTCGAACCCTGAACCTAAGAGTTAAAAGCTCCTTGCTCTGCCAATTGAGCTAGAGGCCCATTTTTATATAGTATATCGTACTTTTTCTATTTGTCAAATGACCCTACGGGGATTCGAACCCCGATATTCGGAACGAAAATCCGAAGTCCTGAACCGTTAGACGATAGGGCCACTTCGTAACTCAAAAAAACGTCAGCCTCCGAGTAGGGCGTGTACGAGTCGAACGTACCTATGAACACCTTATAAGAGTGTCGGATGCAACCGGCTTACCTTACGCCCCGAGTAGACCACCATCATACCACGCTGGATCATCTTTGCAAGCAAAGCGTCCCTTTTTCTTTACGATTATGCTTGATGGTCAGTTTTGTATTATACAGTGTATATCGGCATCTGTCAACTGGTTCTTTAGGATTTCACCACCAACTATCGTAAAAAACATGCAGACCGGCATCAAGTGCTTCACGAGCCTTGCCTACAAACTCCAAATCCTGATTCTTGTAATATTCGTCACTATCGCTACCAAAAAAGAATCCGCCGGTTTCCGGTAATCCTTTAGATGATACCGCCTTCTCCAGACTATCCAAATCTTCATAAGTCAATTCTACTGGGATACAATTAAAATCTCCCAGCATATTATGTTCATCACGATCACCGGGACGACCCTTGCTTTCCCAGAGACGTTCCATAAAACCTTGGAGATTAGGATGCTTACGCCAATACGCCAATTCTTCCTTTTCTCCATTGTTATCAACGCAATATGCATACTGATCCAAACCCATGATTCTTCTCCTCTTGTGTTGCTCGTATTCTACACTATTATCGGCTACTGTCAAGAGAAGTCTTTAGAAAATCTAAGTTGTTGAAGAATAAGTACTTAGGTATGATTCGGCCGATCAAATTGCTCTAAGTCTTTTGTTATCAATATTTTATGGTGAGTGAGGGACTCGAACCCCCGAAGCCGAAGCACCTGATCTACAGTCAGGCCCATTTGCCGCTCTGGAAACTCACCAGCAAAGGCGGAGGGAATCGAACCCTCATCTACGGTTTTGGAGACCGTCATTCTACCGTTGAACTACGCCAATACGGAATCTGAGGGATTCGAACCCACGGAGGATTTTAACCCTCGGCGGTTTAGTAAACCGCTGCCTTAAACCACTCGGCCAAGATTCCAAAAACTGCCCAGGTAGGACTCGAACCTACAACCCAGCGGTTAACAGCCGCTTGCAACTACCATTGTGCTACTGGGCAATAACGGAAACTGTAGGATTCGAACCCACGGAGGTTATTAGCCTCATCTGATTTCTAGTCAGACGCATTCGACCACTCTGCCAAGTTTCCTAAATGCCCGAGTAGGACTCGAACCTACAACCAGCTGATCCAAAGTCAGCCGCTCTACCAATTAAGCTATCGGGCAATATTATCTATCTCTATGACTTCCGCTCTCCTTTTTGCTTTCTCTAAGATATTGTGCAGCTTGTATTAACCAATGACCCATAGCTTCTAATTTATCGCACTCTTTATTAGCTAAATAAGAAGCAGTATGAATAAAAACATACTCTATCTTGCCCTTAGATAAAATATCTAGGGTTCCAACAGTAGAATCAATAAACTTTTTAGGTTTTTCCATATAATTTCCAATAAGCCGACGAAAGGATTTGAACCTTCAACCTATTGATTACAAATCAATTGCACTACCGTTGTGCTACATCGGCCCGCAAGACTCGCCATTTCTGACGAGTCAAGATCGCTCTATCCACATGGGTAGACACGACAAGTAGGGGAAGTGGGATTCGCACCCACGATCTTCGGCTTATGAGACCGACGAGAACGGCTAGGCTTCTCTATTCCCCGTCATATTACATATCATACTCGTTTCGCCAAGTTTTGTCAATGTCTCGACGGGTACGCATACGTTTCGGACGATTATCAAATAACGTATTACGTTCCTCTCTGTGTCCTGTAGCCAACTCCCAAGGCTTTTTAGTCTTTATTTTAATTTTATTGTGATTGCGTTTGGGTCGCATATCGTCGTTGAGGTGGTGCATAATCAAACCATTGACCGTTTTCGTGAAGATAAAAAACCTTGTCTAAATTAGGATCATAAGCCATTAAACAGTATTGTATAGGATAAACCGGTTTTGTCAATACTTGTTTTTGTGGCAGTTGCGGTATTTTTATATCGCCTTTCTGATAATCTTTTACACCATTATAGGCCAATCCCAATAATGCAATTATCACACCAATCCACTGGATCATCCGCTCTCCTTTTCTTCTAACAAGCATATCATAATTATCGGCATCTGTCAATTGTTTCTTTAGTTTTTCCTAAGTACTTGAAAAACAAAGACTTAGAACCGAATAACGCGGAGGGACCAGCCGTAAGTGCTGTAGTCCCTTAGATTTACAACTCGTCTTCTTTATTAATTTCCCAACCAGCTTTTCTACATATTTTATTCAGTTTAATTACTTGAGTATTTTTATCTGCTGTTACATAGTCTTTAAATCCTCTTTCATCTATATAAAAATATTCATCTAGAATATCAAATTGATTACATTCTCCTAATGTTGTAATAGCAGCATCTAAAGGATTTTTATTAGTAGAATAAATTAATTCTAGAGTACCACATTTAATATAATATTTAGACATAGCTATATCTTTCTACACAGTTTGTACAATAACAAGAATAATCCTCGGCACCATCCCAACAAACCTTTGGATACCTTTCATCTTCGTCATCAATACTTATTCCTTCAGCACCCAAATCAATTACTACCAACTTCTTTTTACCCAAACGTTTTACATAACCAAAATTGCCTTCATGACTATCACTATAGTCAATGCCATAGTATTTATACAACATCTCTAAAAGATCATTAACTTCATCGTCATACTCACACATTCCATCATCAGAGATATAAGGACTGGCAATTTCAGTCAGATACCCCCAATTACTTAAGACCATATGAGTAACAGTACGGATACCACCACGCCCATTAGATTCTGCAAAATAATTAGGTACCCTAATTTTGCATACTGGACTATAGACTCTAGGGGCTAAATCTGAACTAGACAAATCTTTCTGCACAGCATGAGAAAAATCAGCCAAACTCTGATTTGGAAAACTTTTAAATCCGTATTTTCTGCCTTTAAGTTTATAAAATCCATTCAGACTTCCACCATCAGTAAATTGTCCTACATAATCAAACTTAGGCATTTCTCATCTCCGTACCAAGATACAACATATCTTCATCACAATCTACACAAACTGGAGTACCATTATCTTGATACCACCACGGAACAATATTTATTTCATCTTCACATTCAGCACAACGCCATACATGACGCACTTTAGTATCATCGACAATTTGCCAGAGTTCCATAGTTTTCTCCCTTCGATTGCTTCTATTCTACAGAGTATTATCGGCTTTGTCAACTAAAAATCTTGAATAAATCTAAATCGTTTGACGTCAAGTACTTAGAACAAATTCTCGCGGCTCGCCTTGTCCTAAGTTCTTTAGGTACAAGGCTTTATGTTTAGTGAGAAGGAAAAAGCACGTTAGCCAAACCACGAACACAAAGGTCACACGACACACTACCCTTTGTGGGGGTACAAGTCACAACTCCGCGACCACGACGGATTTCGGGGCAAGTAACATATTTGGCATCGTCAATCACAACAAGTTTCGGCAACGCTGCTCGCCAAGCATCGGCCTTAGCCTTGTTACGCGGACGCTTGCTAACAATTTTCTCGTCGCTATCGCACCATGCAAAGAGTTTGAAACCAGCGGCAACCGCTTCGGCCTTATCATTAGCATCATGGATACTAGCATAGACCGCCATATACTTTTCCATAGATGATAGCCTATTATCATAGATATGAGTATAAAACCACATATCGGGCAGAGCCTTACCTTCGGCAAGAATACTCTCACATGCCCAGACTACGTTATCAACATAGTTGGTGTCGAGTTCGCCATTGAGAAACCAATCGCCACGTTCATGCCAGCGGATACTTTTACCTTGACGCAAGGCGTCGAGAATCATAGCACGAATACGATTTTTCTCCGTGATAAGATTTTGCATACCGGCGGGACGAACATTGGGATAAATCTTCTCAGTATTTTCGGCATAGCAACCGTTACCGAGAAAATCACAATCCGAGGGACAAGTATCACCAACCGGACGAGAAACGACCAAACAACCCTTGCCCAACTTATCGTTACCGTTTGCAACTTTCATGATTATCTCCTGTGTCTCGTGATTCTACACTAGATTATCGGCACTGTCAAGAGAAAAATTGTGGAAAAATTATTTTGGCGTAAGTTGTTGAAGCTAAAGGAGTTACGTCGAACCCGGCCCCTCTGATTTGTCCTAAGTCCTTACCAGCAAAAGAGTTAGAATCGAATATGCTTTGGTGTATATAGAAGTAGTAGCAACTTCAGATAGGAGATTATTATGGCTAATTGTGTTTGTTGTGGAAAATCTACTAATAATCCTAAATTTTGCTCTAGATCTTGTTCAGTAAAAACTACTAATAAGATACCAAAAAGAAAAAAGCAAATTAGTTATTGTAAATCTTGTGGTAAAGAAACTGGATTTTTCAGACGTAAATTTTGTACCGGATGCAATCCCATGAACAAAGACTGGAATACTATAACATATGGTGAAGCAACCAATAAGCGTAAATATCAAAAAAATTCCAGAATAAGAAATCTAGCTAGGAATATATATAGATCTTCAGATAAGCCACAATGCTGCATTGTTTGTGGCTATGATAATCACTTCGAAGTTTGTCATATTCGCTCTATATCATCCTTCCCCGATACTGCAACAATATCAGAAATTAATAACATAGATAATCTTATAGCGTTATGTCCTAATCATCACTGGGAACTCGATCATATTAATTTAATACTGCCGGAAGGATTTGCACCCTCGTGAGTCAACTTAGAAGGTTGATGCCTAATCTACTCGGCCACGGCAGCGTATTCAATGCCGCAAGCCCACACGGCGTCCCGTGAGGGCTGTACGGTTTGATGGTGGGATCACTTTACCATCGTTATATTACTAGCAGCAGACCCCTTCCCAGCAACCACGCTGGTTATTAGTTGGTTAGACTCTGCTAGGCTGGTATTGCCAGCGTCATACGCGGGACGAATCCCGCCGCACTATGCCTAAATACTATTTATACTGGCATAGTCCAGTTTGTCAAGGTCAGGCCTCGACGGTTTCCTTCTCAACCTTTGCGTTGTGAGCATCACCGGCCTGTTCCGCAGTCACACCAGTCACACGGGCACGCCACACCTTATAGCCTTGCTCCGAGAACACCTTGATCTCGCCAGCCTTGACATTCGCATGAACATCACCTGGCAGAGCATCGGCCAGACACGAACGGATCGAATCGACCACAACCTCACGATCAAGGTCATCAGCGACAATATCGACAGCAAACGTAAACTTCTTCATAGTAATAAACCCTTTCCAAAAAGTGTAATCTAACCAAGTAAAGTAATCATACCATATACATCATCACTTGTCAAGGGCCAATCCGAACTTTTGTTGTTTTCGGGATCGTTTGGCACTCTTGTCGTGTGATGCTATCAGTATACCTTAGTTATCGTCATTGTCAAGACGGTTCGTGAATCAAAATTCCAGATTATTTGAATTGTTCCTAAGTTGTTTTGCTATAAGGAGTTATGTCAAATCGGGCCGCGCCGCCTCACCCTAAGTTCTTTAGGGACAAGGCTTTAGATCAAGATAAATATCCCTCACAACCCAAACCGACCAGATCACGCAAGAGAGCCTCGGCGGCAGCCGGAGTAGGCAACTTGATAGTATTCTTAATACCACCAGTCACCCAGCGTCCGATATTTGTATCATAACGCCCAACCAACATATCCGTCCACTCTTTAGCCTCTCTCAATCCCCATCCAGAGTGCAGGCGAATAGCCTTGATGCAAGGAATACGATTGTCTCCCGGCATCTTAGTAATAGTAACGTCACGACTCTGGTTAATACCAAGAGCCACCTCGATATTCTTCACGATACGATCATGCAGATCGTTACCCGCAGTGTTGGCAATAGCAATAGCCTCTGCAATCGTCACTTGAATACTAATCATACCTTAAAATCTCCTAAATACTTTGAATCAATTTCTCTAAGATCGTCAAATGCACAATCGCGTTCTTCCAAAATATAAACTTGTTTACCGTGAGTAATCAGTGTGGCATACTCAGTTTCGTCCCAAATAAACTCATTATTATCACTTTCTCGTCGCCAGTGCGGATCACGAAGTGGATTATAAAACACACGCTCAAGGTTGTCAACAGGTAAAATGGGATAAAAACTTTTCCTAAGCATGGTTTCTTCACACCGAATCCACCCACTCACATCATGCACACCAGCCTCAAAAACTTGCTTGGCTTTATTAGGACGATTGCGAAGTTTACAACCACGTAATTCTAACTGATATTCATTAGGATCGTAATAATATACATCAACAGTCTGCCCACCCTGCTTGACGCGCACTTGCCAATGCATATAATTTTTTCCACTGCCAAGATGGAATCGAACTTCGCCATATAGTGGTTTCTGTTTCATGTTACCAGTATACCTTATCGGCTAAATCTTGTCAAGACCTTTAAACTTTCGCTGACTACAGCCACTCTAGCCAAATCCGTAGGATTAGCAGAGACAGACCGGGTTATGCCATACTCGGCCTTGCATTTAACCGTGGCTTCTTTAACGTTATTCTGCCAGCGGCCCGTTTCTGTCCTGCCGTATTAGTATACTCTATTATCGGCAAACGTCAAGAGCAATCTTTAATATATCCTAAGTCGTTGTTGGATAAGAACTTAGGTCAAATTTCCGCCGCCGGGTTGGTCGTAAGTCCTTATCTACCAATCATTTCCGACATACCACCAATGGCATCTCTGGCAAAAGTTCCAGATAAGTCCATTATTATCATACTTCCACACCAAAACTTCACACGCCCCACACGGACAAATATCGCTAAGTGTTTTAAGTTCCATATTCAATCGTACAAATCTTTCGTATATTTCTCTGGAATAATCGGACACCAACTCTTGGCTCGTTCCTCATCGTAAGGAAGCCAGTAAGGAGCATCACAAGCGTCCACGATCCCCCAGTAAGTATTGTCAGTATTCTTGAAAACATGTGGACATAGTTCTATTACTTTATCCTCATATACCTTCACACCATTGTCATCATAATAGTATGGAGTAAATGAACTATTCTCGTTAAAAGAATAATAACCAATTCCTATACCGATTTGTGGCCCAAAGTAATAAACTTTCTGGCCTTCGGTTGGAGGATTCTTATGAGAGTTATTCCATTCCATTAGTTAGTAACCTCAATAATCCACTTAGTACCCTTGAGTTCAGCCACCACGCCCATCTTCAACTTTGTCAACTCGGCCACAATCTCACACAATCTTTCAATTTCATTCAGATTAAGATAGATCATTTACCTCTCCCAACAATCAAACACAGAGTACCAACCTTCTCATCGGTAAACTTCACACATTCGTGAGGCCCATAATACCAAGCCCCATCACCACGCTTAACATCGAACACAATATCGTCATTATCCAACCTAATATCATGATACCCACCCTCATAACCAAGAGTAAGAACCCTCATATCGCCCGGATAACTTTTCAACTGCTCAACCAGTTCGTTAACGGTCATTTCTTAACCTTTTTTCTTTTGATACTTTTCAAGTAGATAGGAGACTTCTGATATGGTTTGGTCACAATCTCTATTTCACGAATATCAACCGGCCTACCATAAAACTCAGCATCATTATAATATGATCGTGCAATCTTTTCAGTCTTACAAATCATCTCAATAGATTCATGAATACTAGCGGCCCCGTACTCACAAACAATAGCATAGGCTTTCATTACCAACCCTCCGGCATAGGAATATCACCAAGATACATATAATAGGCTACTTCATTATTATCAAGAGTTTCCCAATCGGTATTTTGATAACTCCAAACAGAACCATCCCAATATAATTCAGTAGGCTTATTATTACCAACAATAGCACAAAGATAATAACCCATATCAATAGGTTTTCCGGTTCGCCAAGTCATCGTTATACCCTCATTGCTAAATCGGCCCACACCTCAATCAACTCTTTAGCCGTTATACCATATTCTTCTGCTAAAGTCAAGGCTTCATCCCGATTATAAACACTCATAACCATCATAGGATTCTTTAAAACTTTCAATATCTTAACTATCGCTTGTTCTTTAGTCATGCTTTACACATTCTAGTATTAAGGGGCAAATGGATGGACTCGAACCATCAAGTCTTAATCATATAATATATTGTATGAAGAGTGTTTTTCCAGTTAAACTACATTCGCCATACCTGTATTCTACCATCTATTATCGGCTTGTCAATATAAAAAACCAGCGAATCTTTTACGCCCCGATTCTATTGCCCAACAGTCTACCCTTTGACGGAACTGTGGAAACCGCCCACGGAAATCCTTCCTAGGCATAGTTCATGACTCATGCCGTCTGGCTCTTGGGAACGATTACTGGTTGTATTGGTCGTGGTGAGGACGCCATCCCCCATAGATTAATCGACTCTCTAGTTCCTATGGCTGAACCCACGAAGTAATTATATGAATCGTAGTGGGGACGCTATCCCCCATAGATAAGCACTACTATACAGCGTTTAAGCCCGCTGTCAACCCCACCTCGCATAACGAACGGTAGGTTTATCGTAATGGCTTAACCCTATCTAGTCCCGAGCATGGACCTACGAATGTTTGTATTGTTAGGACCGATTGTAGAAAACGTTTCCTAGGACATCAACTACCGTTTTTACCGGCTACTCGGCCCGACATAACCAACAAGCGTTTGCTTGTTCTTCAGTCATTCTACACTCTATTATCGGCTTGTCAATAGGATTTGCTTGAAAAAATATTTTTTGATGCAAAGCGTTGTGGGGTAAGCAATTACGACGCAGCGGGCCGCGGCCACTCGCCCTAAGTGCCCTTGGGCTAAGCACTTAGAGCGAGGAAGCGTTTAGGCTTCTACCGTTTCGTCAAAGAAAGACCCACAATCAAAATCATTCCAAATACCCACAGGAATCATATCCTTAGTCTTATATTCGATATAGTTATCATATCCATCAGTCCATATACCACAAAAGCACATTCCTGGCTCAAAATAACTAGCATGAACCTTATAGCCCAACTCATCCAGTTTTTCATATAATCCGATGGGAGGAGCCCAAGCACTGTCAAATGAACAACAAGCCTCATTGTCCACCACAGTGGCCTTTAGACCATGAAACTCTTCTCTCTCTGTTCCTAAGTCCGCACCAATATCCCACTTTGTTCCCCAGTTATTTACGCACCAATCGTACCATCCATCGCCAATATCGCTTGGTATAGGTAGAAACTCATTACAAACAGTTCCTTTATTGTAAGACTCCACAAACCTATCCATAGCAGTCTTATCTGCATGGGAAACGGTCAACTTATTCAGGCACCAGTTAGGCATTTTTATAGTTCCTCAAAAACTTTAGAATATCGTGCAAGTAGTACGACCAGTATACCACCTCATCGCCATTATGCAACTCGTAGTGATAATGACAAACCAGAGCAAGTCCCTTGCCGTTAGCAATCATCTCCACAATGCTAAACGTATCGTCAGAGTAGTCTACCATAGATTTTAGATTCTAGCATAGCCATTATCGGCTGTCAAGTGTCCTCAACTTTAGAAACTTTTTCGATTAGATTGTGAATCATTCCTTTATAGAATTCTTCTTGTTTATCCTTCAAAAGATATAGACCAGCAATAAGCATACATATTTCAAACTGAGAAAATTCTACATTTTTAGTTTTGAATAAAGATTCAACAGCATTCGATATTGCACTCATTATAGTCCTCTAAGTTTCGCTGACTACACCCACACAACCCAAATCCGTAGGATTAGGCAGGACAGTTATCTAGTATTCGTTCAACCCAAAGATACCGTCCGTATTTATCAGTGGCTTTTGCGTATGCTTCGTATTCGGATACTGCGGTTATATAACCAACAATCCGATTATTTTGCCAAACTCGCCAAGTGTGCATCACTTTCTCCTTAGCCTGATTATATCTATTATCGGCAATTTGTCAAGAAAAATTTAGTTATCGTAACCCTATATTAGATAAGCACTTATGGAAAATTTAGCGGCGCCGCCCCGTCCTAAGTTCTGCCATAGCAACAACTTAGGATTAGGGGTTTTTATGGACGCTCAATTTTTAGAGAACCATCGCGGCTACCTTACGAAACAAGGGATGAGAGATAGGCAACCTACGCACGTTCTTAGTACGCTCTGCATAAAAATTGCGAATCTTACCATCATTCGTCTGGCAAGTAACCAGATGCTTAGTACGTTTGAAATTAGGGTCATTAGCCCGATACCGACTGCGAGCATTGAGCCTGCGAATCTGGAGATCGTCCAGCGTATAAACCGGCTCGATAACCTTGGCAAGAACACGCTCGGGATCACCATGATGTGGTTGCTCATATTCAAAGTTGAAAATATCTCCAACCTTGGCATTAGCAAGAGAACCATGCACACCACGAATCGCACTAAACAGAAAGAAACCCACAGCAAACACCACGCCAACACCAACCGCAACAAGAGTAATCGTCGTATCGTTCATATCAAACCTTTCTTAGAGAAATCTAACCATGACGTTTCCAACATTCTACACTATTATCATCAATTGTCAAGAGCAAACTTGAGCAAAATTTTCCACAATCTCGCTGCGGAAAGAGCATACAGCAAGTCCGCTTGTCGCAACCAGCGTATCCATCATAATCCCCAGATATTCTGCACGTTCCATAGCATTACTAGTGTCATGCTCAGGAATATCCAGTGTAAACTCCTTATCCACCCCAACCTCACCACTTTCAGTTTCGACCACAATATCAAAGAAACGGTGTTGCATACTGTCCTCTCTTTCTTGCGTTCTATCCTACAATACTATTATCGGCTTGTCAAGCGAAAAATCTTAAAAAAATTTTTTTGATCGTAAAGCATTAAGGAGTAAGAACTTACGTCAAATCCGGCGGTGTCGCTTGCTTCTAAGTCTTTTAATTGCAAGACTTTAGAGATTAATCCTCTTTCCAAGGATAAGGCTGCACATAAGGTCCGTAAAAATCATATAAATATTTAAAATTTTGATCATTGTGATACTGGTAATTTTTTATAAGCTCCTGCACAGCACACTGATACAATATAATAGGACCCATCTTATTCCAACAATAATTACGATAACCATCTTTCGTAATCATGGTAACGAAGCCATTACCAAATCTCATAATAGTACCCCAAACATTCTTACCATGGTAGGTAAAGTTTAGAGTATTACTCAACCAATAAGGCCAATACGGATTATTACCGTTCATCACAGCCCCTTCCGTAGATAGGATATTTCCCGCCCATTATGCATCATCTCACGATACAACTCAACACGACGAGCCTTTTCCCTCTTCTCTTCTTCGTGGTCAGTTTCACTACGTTCCATACTATCGCACTTGTCTTCCAGATCGGCCAAACTCACACTATCAGTTCTATGATCTTGAAAGTTTTCAGGAAGCAAACTATTAGGAACCAGTACTATATCCTTCACAATCTCATTCAGTTGAGCAATCAGTTCATAACCGTTCATTTCAAACTCCTGCTGGTACATAGTGCTGTTGCATATCCATACGCACATCGTTCAAAGTTCTATAGTGACCAACATAAGTCAACTGTGGCATAAGATGATACAACACAAAATGATTCCAGTCAAGAGGCTTTTCCAGGTACACAACTCTAAAACCCATCAACTGAGCATCGAACTGCAAGTCATCCAGATCCATATTACTCAACTTTTTCATACTAACTATTCCTCAATCTCACTTACATAGCACTCACAACCATATTCGTCATAAGCCTTACGTTTGGCTTCGCTAGCAGTATGACAATCCACTACCGTTCCTAGGTGCTTATTGTCACTCTTACGATAGACAACATACATACCCGTATCATGACGATTATACGGATTCCAACGATCCTCATAATATCTACTCATTTTTCACTCTCTCTTTCATCTTTGGATTCTACCATATATTATCGGCTTGTCAAGAGAAAAAACTTAAAAAAAATATTTTAGCTATAAAGTGTTGAGAAATAAGAACTTACGACCAGCTCGGCCGCACCCGCCACCCTAAGTGCCGAAGCACCAAGGGTTTAGGGTGATGTTCACTCAAAATCCACAAAAATAACCTGATGATAGCCTCTAGGCTTTACGGTATAACTATCTCCGTAATCATAAGTATCGGCCTTAACCCCCGTCATTCCAGCCAGAGCCTTAGCCTTGCGAACGATATTACGTTGCGAAGCATGTTTATGAATGGTAAACTCATGACGCTTTACCCAACCATAGTTAGGTTCACCACCAAAAGTATCTGTGTGAGTAACATTAACCTTCACCATATTCTTCTCATTCTCCTTGGGAATATAAGCATTAATCCAATCTTGCAGAGTCATACCAGCCATAACCAATCCTTTCTTTTTATAGATTCTACACTGTAATTTTTGATTGTCAAGACCGCTATATTTTCGCTGACTACAGCCACACCAGCCGATTCCATAAGATTAGCAGAGACTACCAGTCATTTATAGCCTGATTATTCCTTGATTGACGGGTACGGAGTCTCTTGGGTCTATTGTCGTGCTGACCCGAGCCGCTATTGTGGACGTTATGACCCTTGCCAATTGCCCAGATTGGCTTAACTTCCAGTTTGATTTTTTGCTTTTTCATCATACGCTTATCTTACTCTATTATCGGTCAGAGTCAAGAGAAAACTTCAGAAAAAATATTTTGTCTCTAAAGTCTTGTCATATAAAGACTTATGGCTTGTTTTTGCGGCCCGCCGCGACGTAAGTGCTTACGCCACAACGGTTTAGATCACACCATTTCTTCCAGAGGAAAGCCTTCCTCATAGAGCAAATCATGTGCCGCTTCCACTGCAATATCATTGGCTTCTTGCGGATTCAGTTCTGGATCATAGTAATTGTACAGATCAAAATCTGGCAGATCACCAAGAGAGAGACCACACTGTTTATTCAGTTCAGCATTTACCAACTGTCGAAACTCTTTTATCGTCAACATTAGAAATCTTCTCCATAATAGCCATAATCCTCGTCTGTCCCAAATCCAGCATCTCGCATGGCACTGTCGAAATCTCCATCCATACTATCATCGACATCATCATTCCAAACATCTTCTTCCTCGTTCTCATAATCATCATCAGTATGAGTAGAAATCTCATGATCCGCATCCGGATGATAGTTACTACTATCCTCGTCAAAGTAATCGTTATAATAGTCGTAATTCATATCATCCTCATAAGAGTTATCAGGATCAAAAAGGGGATCTGGGTGACTCATATTAGTTCCTTTCCAGAGTGAGGTTCAAATAAAGGAATCCGAAGTATAGCACGACTCCGCATACCGTCAAGAGCAAATCCAACATCAAAACGCCTCCTCGGGGACAAAATCTTCTACACACCCCACCACATCTGCCCAATCCCAAAAGTTAATTTCGACATTGGGATCATCAATAGGCTCAATCATACCATCGTCGGCCATCTCTGCAAGAATCCGATTCACATCATCAAAATCGTTGAGCATGATTCTTCCTCCTCTTGATGCTCTGAGTCTACACTAATTATCGACCAAATGCAAGTTCAAACTTTGGAGAAAAACAAAAATTTTATGGCACAGTATTTGCGTGTGTAAAGATTGATCCTAAGTCTTTATGCTGCAACGACTTAGGTATCGCGGGGCGGGCCCTTTATGACGTAAGTCTTTACGCCACAAGGGTTTAGAGCTAGTTTAGATATTAGCGAATAAAGCTACTACAGAACCGAGAATAAAAGAAACAGCCCAAAGAATTTCTTTACTCATTTTTATTTCTATTTTTTAGTGGAAAACCAAGTCAGAAACAAGCCAAGCACTACCAATGCCAACAACAAATCCCACACCCATCCACATCCAATCTATTTGTATATCGACCATCCGTGATCCTTTATATTAATAATTTTCGGCTGAAATATCCATGATAGCCAAAACAACTCCGCCAACCGTAGCCAATACAAGCAAACCTAATAGCACTAGTATAACCCCTATCATATTTTTAACCTTTTTTAATCGTTCAGATAGGACGCTATAGCATTTCCAATTTCATGCACAGTATAGCTGATAAAAGCACACGGAGCAAGCAAACCAAAAAGAAAAATATAATCCATAGCGTTCATTGCAAACTCCTCTCAAGGTGCATTGTATCCTAAAAATCTAACTTGTCAAGTCTCAGCCTTGTCGGTTTACGGTATTCTCCATAGCCTTTCCGGCCTTGAACTTTACTACCTTACGCTCACCGATCATCACAGTCTCACCCGTTCGTGGGTTGCGAGCCTTACGCGGAGCGGACACCTTGACCGTAAACACGCCAAAGTTACGCAATTCGATGCGACCTTCCGCCGCGAGCGTTGCGACCAGATCATCCAACGTGGCCTGCACGATTTCTCTGGCCTGCAAACCCGTCACCCCCACCTTCTCCGCGATCCGCTCAACCATATTTCGCTTCGTGGCATTCATTCTCTTTTCTCCTTGGATACTGCTAATCTACCATAGATTATCGTCCTGTCAATAGGGTATTCTTAAAAAAAATCCAAAAATATTTTTCTCGTCATAAAGTGTTGCTGCATAAGCACTTACGACGCTGCGGGGGGCGCGGCCTCACCCTAAGTCGTTTAGGGATAAGGCTTTACGATCAGTTTCCCACCACCATACCATCCATAAATGGATAGGATTTGTCGTTGATCTTTACAAACCATTCGAAATTCTTTTGATAGACATAACGCGGGCTATACTGGTTGATTCTATCCTTTGTGGTCAGAGTTTGCCAGCCTCCACTATTTAGAGTGTAGGTATTATCCTCATGAATCTTTACCACATAGGTACTATGCAGCATGATACCCACGCTCCCGTCATGCAGGATTTCCGCATAGGTGTTGTTGCCAACCTTGCGACGAGTTGCGTTACGCTTGCCACGAACCATAGAAACTGCTTCAGCATGTGTCATATTTATCCCTTTCTTATTGTTGTATCTTATCAAAAAGTGTTTTTGTGTCAACCCCTTTATCGTAGGGTTGCTCCGTTGGCTTTGGCATAACGATACATAGCCCGCTCATCTACCATAAATCGCTCAACCCCCTTCAAGTCCTTGAAGTCCCAATGGTAGGTCAGCACATCCGAGCGAACCATCCATCGGGCTTCAACGTCAGAAGTCCGCTTGAGCGTGTAACCCAGTTTCTGCAACTCTTTTGCAATCGTCTTGCTATTCATCGTTTCCTCTTTCTTTCTTACTTCTTATATCGACATTATATCGTCTCAATCTTGAATTTTCAAGAGAAAAATCGAAAAAATATTGTCAAGAAATTTTGACAGAAAAATCTTAGAAATTTTATAGTTTGGCATATGATTTGCAATTATGTATCTAAGTTGTTGTAGGATAAGTACTTAGAGCTAGTCGGGCCCAGCAACTTGACGCAAGTCCTGTGATAGTAAGGATTTACGTCAAGCTTTTGTTCAGTAGTGAACAATCATTCATCACTTGCTTTGAATGCGAATGGAGAAACTTCCTCACCACACGCCAAAATCGCACCATATTGGTGAGCCAGTGCTTCAACCCTTTCCCATGAACCCGGCTTTCCAGCCTTCACGATCATGGTATCCTCACCCCCAATAAGACGGGGATTCGTCTTTTCTTTCTGTACTTTGCCCAAATTGCGAAGTGCCTTTCGATTGAACTTCAGAACCTTTTCCGAGCGAATAGGGCCGTAAACCCCTTCGGCAAGAGAGGGTTGGTGAGGAATGGCAATCCCCAGAAAGCACATACGGGCTTGACGCTTAGCATTTTCGATGATCTCAAACTTCTGCTTCATAACTGTTCCTTTCGTGTTGGTCGTATTCTAGCAAAAACTTTCTATTGGTGTCAACCCCTATCGTGAGGGGTATAGCAATCCAAACCCAGTTTGCGACGGATTACGCGAAGAGCCTGCAAATCCTCGATCAGCATTTTGGTAAGAGATTCACTCACACCGCTTTCGATCAGGGAACTCATGTTGTCCTCACTGGTTTTCAACAGGGCAGACACGACAATTTCTTCGGTCACAGTCAACTTTTCCATCTTTCACTCTCTCTTTCTTATGCTAGATTATACGATAAATTATCGTCAAAAGTCAAATGCAATCTTTAGAAAAATTCCAGATTGTTCTTAAGTCCTTATGAGATATAGGTTTAGAGAGAGTCTTTTTTTTGAGGCTTCTGATAGGACATCTAGTATGATGAGAAATGTGTCGTAAACCTAGTCTCCACAAGTACTTACGTCAAATTTTCGCGGCCCGCCGCGACGTAAGTCTTTACTCCGCAACGCTTTAGGCAAAGTCTTCTTCACCCTGGAAATCGTCCAGCCACTCATCATCCGTTTCCACCCAGTCTTCCGCATCTCCCATAATCGGATCCCAACCCTCATCTTCAAAAAAGCCCATCATCCACTCTTCTCCGTTTTCGTCGATCATCTTTTCCATTTTTATTTTCCTTATTTTCAGGAGATCAATTCCATGTCCTCATCATAGCACTCATACTCTTCCCCGTCAATCTCAACATGCCAAACATTCCCTTCATCAAAATGCCAGAGAATGATTCGGCCAAACTTCCCATCAACCTTCACCTTATCGCCAAGAGCAAACTGCATTTTCTTTCTCCTTACTTTCTTATATCGGCATTATACAGAAAAATCTTTAAGCGTCAATACTGAACATTTGTTTTTTCTAGAATCGTATCCAAATAAACTTCCTTATCCGTTACAACCCAACCATATTCCCTATTTGGCGTATACGTCCCAAAATACATCTTTCCCTCATCGCACCCCTCAAATCCTATACCGAATCCCATGAAGGTAATCAAAAAAACCACATCGTACATTTTGGCCTCTCTTTCTATATATAGATTATCGGCCAATCCCCAATCATTAGTTTAGAAAAAATACAGAGCGTAAACTCTTACTGCATAAGTACTTACGTCAAAACTGGCCGCACCGCCTTGCTCTAAGTCCTTTAGCAGCAAGGACTTATGTTCGATTATTTGGCGTGAATGAACACCCGTTCGCTTACTGTACGGTTGGTCACCGTAACGATCCAGTTCTTCCCACTACCATCCTCACGCATGATGCAGTTGATTAGGCCAACATGCACATTACCCTTTGGGTCAATAACGCTACCATACTTACCGGTACGCATAGCAGAAAGAATCTTATCAAGGCTATTCATATTTCACCCAAAATAAACAAGAGGAATATAAACAAAAAAGTAGAAAACAGACGAAAGAAGAAAGGCTATAATTGCACATCCGCTAATCATTCCGAAAGTGCCAACATCATCAGCCTTTTCACCAAAAAGGTTATAGCAAATCCAATTCTTCATTTTCTTATCCTTTGCTTTCTTTCTTATGCCATTATTATACAGAGATTATCGGCCAAGTCAATAGGCTTTCTTGAAAAAAACCGAAAAATAATCGTGTGCCAAATGAGAAGAAAAATAGAGTTGTCGTAAGTCTATATATGCCAACCACTTACGTCGAATTCGGCCCCGCGATTTGCCCTAAGTCCTTATGCAGTAAGGGTTTACGTTCACCAAACCACTAATCCGCCTTCCTCTGGCAATGGGGCTGTACATGCGAACACTTCGCCAAACTTATACCCCCACTTTTGGGTAGCTAGTGTGCGGGCTTCCACCCAATCAATAGCATATACTGTACCTAAGCGTTTAGCGTCAACAGCACGATACATATAGAAAACCATGATTATAGCCTTTAGCTGTTCAGATAAGAATTGATAGCGTTGCCGATTTCATGCACAAGATACGAAACAAATGCACAGGCAGCAAGCAAACCGGTCAAGAGAACATAATCACTGAAAATCATTTTCTTACCCTTTATTCAAGACCAACCAAACTCGGAAGCATTCTCACAAGCAACATCATAGTAGAGATCGTTAATCTTGTCAAACGCATTCTTTTCGTTAACCCTAACCGAATGGCAACCATCTTCCCATTCGATACGGTAGCAATCACCGCTCATGTTGACGCGAACACGGTTAGCATCATCACCGAAAATCTTTTCCACAATCATCATCACTTCATTCTTGCTCATAATCTTTCTCTCTTTCTCTTTCCAGTATTATACCAAACTTTTCCCGCCCGTCAACCCCTCTTATCGGGGGATAGCAATCATTCCGTTGAAGTGAGAAAACGTAAGGGTCAAGTTTTGACCGGGATACTTGCTGTTGATGTACACCTGAGCAGTACTTTTCCGATTATCGGTAGAGCCTACATACTGTACAACCGTACCAGTGGAATCCGTAACCTTCCACACTTTCTTTTGCACAATCTTAGGAAGCGTAGCAAGGAAACCATTCACACTCATACTCTTTTCCATCTCTATCACTCTCTTTCTTTGATACTTGATTCTACCAATATTATCGACCAAATGCAAGAGAAAACTTTTAGAAAAATAAAAATAATTTCATGCCAAATCTATAAAAAATTTTTAGTATACCTAAGTCATTACGGGCTAAGTACTTACGTCAAGTTTTGCCGCAATACCTTTCTCTAAGTGCTTTAGTAGCAAGGGTTTACGATCAATATTCTCCTCGATCTTCGATAACCTCTTCACCAATTACTTCGCAATGATCTAGGCAAGATGGGCAAATCTCATAATCTGCCTGTGCAAAAGTCATATGAGCCCCACAACAATCAGAAGAAAAAATTACGGTAATTACGCTGTCCATATTCGTCCTTTCGTGTTGAGCCTATTTTAGCAACTAATTTTTAGGTTGTCAATACCTTACGGAATATACATATCGCTAACAACATTCCCGTTATCGTCGATAACGATTTCTCCACCATCATCACAGAAACCGATCTCCTCGTCGATGTTGATCACGTTACCGTTAGCCCGAACATGGTCGAGCAGATCACCAGAGAAAACCACTTCGCCCACAAGGGTCGAAAGAGTAGAGTTGTTGTTCAGAAACCCGGTCAACTCAGCCACAGTGTTCAGCGCAATCATTTTCGTCATCTCCTCTTGTGTTGAGCATATTATACATATCGGCCAAACCCGTGTCAATACCTTAGAAAAATTTTTTTGAGAATTTTTTCTGACAGCAAATATCGTGCCATTTATTCTAAGTCATTATCTCACAAGTACTTACGTCAAGTTTCGCGATACAATAGCACCTAAGTACTTATGCCACAACATCTTAGGGGGTTTTTTCATTTTACGTGATACTGGGCTGAAATGTCGAAAAACCTCCCGGTGGTATAAACATAGTAAGCGACCCCTATATAAATTGGCCAGTTTATTAGCCATTATATTATTCTTCTGATTCTTTTGGTAGCTATCATTTTTAGTTCACCAGTATCTTTATTTTCCGCAAATATCTTTACTTCATTCCATCCTCGATTAAACATTTTACGACTTAATCGAATATCGAACCCATGACGCCTATCTCCGTAGTTAACTAGGTTACTACGATACTGATTAGCATCGACAACCACAACGCTACGATTATTTATAACTACTTTAACTCTTACTCTGTCATTAACATGATCAGTATCAACCGCCCATCCTCTAACTCTATTAATATTGAATATATCCGTTCGCCCCACAATCCTTTCATCCCAGCTCTTCACCACAATCGGAGGAGCAGGAGGACTAGGAAGAGTTGGAGGATTTACTACAACAGTAACATTTGAAGATAAAGCTCCTGTAATATTAAGCGATCCACCAGTATACACTTTATCAGTTAGGTATATACTTTTCGTAACAGTAGAAAAGATTCTTTCTTTTATTTCTGCTACACTCAAATTTCCATACTTATTACATATGGCCGCTACCGCACCAGCAACTTGAGGAGCTGCCATACTCGTACCACTCAAGTATCCATACTGGTTACCTGGTAATGTAGAATATATAGCAGTTCCTTTAGCCCCCAAATCTACACTATTTTTCCCATAATTAGAAAATCCCGCCAAAGTCTGATTGTCATATCCTACAGCAGCAACTGCTATAATATTAGGCACATCATAACCGCTAGGATATCTTGGAGTTAGATCATTATCAGAAGCATTATTGCCAGCAGCGGATACAAATACTATATTAGCATCATTAGCTAGTTGAATAGCTCTTTCTAACATAAATGAAGTTCCCGTAGTTCCTCCCCAACTAGCATTGATAGCTACTATATCTAATCCAAATGTTTTTTTCATCATTATAACATAATTTATAGCAGAGATAGCAGCCCCTGTAAATCCTAATCCACTATCATCTTGAAATTTTAAAGCCATCAAAGAGACTGGACCATAACTTGCCACTATTCCGGCCACATGAGTACCATGACCGTACCCATCCTGCACAATATTAGTATTATTGGCAAAATTCCATCCATGAATATCATCTATATAACCATTATTATCATCATCAATATTATTATTTGCTAATTCATTAGGATTATTCCAAATATATTGCTGTAGTGCTTGATGATTAAGATCTATGCCACTGTCAATAATAGCCACAATAGGAGTTAATAAAGATCTAGTCTCTAACGATTCTACACACAATCCATGCTTTTTCATATCGAGTCCTTTCGGGTGAGAATTTATCTACCTAGGACTCGAATTTAGCAGACAAATTTACAAAGTCAACACCCTGTTTTAGGATTAGTATTTAAAAAGTCTGCACCTTGGTTGTGCCTGAATATAAACAGGAACACCAGGAGCATATAAATAAGGACTAGAGTACGGAGATACCATAGGACCATATGGGTAAACATAATAATAATTATAATATGTAGTATTATACTGAATAGGTTGAACATAATATACTAACATTGGCCTATTTTCCCCATATACTGTAGGAGCCACAGGCACCGCAACAGCAGGAACAAAATTGTATCTTTCATAGGATGCCACCCATCCCTGACCATAGCTTTCTTGCATCATAAAAGATAAACAAAGTATTACTATTATACTATTCATTATTGTTTTCATATTTTTCTTCCTTTGATTGTTGATTGATCCACCAGTTTATAGTATCGGTCAGTCCCGTCGTAAACTCTACTTTAGGTTCCCATCCCAATATTTTTTTGGCTTTGGTAGTATCCAACAATCTCCTAGGCTGACCATTAGGCATAGATTTATCCCAAATTATTTCACCACCAAATCCAACTATAGACTTAATCATTTCGGCTAATTCCCGTATGCTAATTTCCCCAGAAGACCCCAGGTTAACGATCTCTGCATCACCACAGTTGTTTATAGACATAGCTATAGCTCGTGCAGCATCATTTACATACAAGAACTCTCTAGTAGCACTACCATCGCCCCAACAATGCACAGACTTTAAATTGTTTTGCTTAGCATGAACAAACTTTTTAATTAACGCTGGAATAACATGACTAGACTTATCATCAAAATTATCGCCAGGCCCGTATAAATTACAAGGCATTAGTATTATACTTTTTAAATTATACTGATTATAATATGCTTTTAACATAACCCCCAATGTTTTTTTAGCTATTCCATAAGGAGCATTAGTTTCTTCTGGAAAACCATTCCATAAATCTTCTTCATTAAAAGGCACACTACAAAATTTAGGATAAGAACATACCGTACCCACCATTACAAATTTATCCACCCCCCACAACACTGCTAGCCTGAATAAGATTACATCCCATCGTCAAATTACTATATATAAAGTCGGCAGGATTGGCCATATTCGCCCCTATTCCTCCCACCTTTGCAGCACAATGTATCACAACATCAGGTTTATAAGAAGCTACCAAAGCTATAGTTTGGTCATATTTAATCAAATCAGTCTCTACTGACCTAAAGGTTTTGATCTTATGATTATCTTTTTTTAATTGGTCAACTACTCTACTACCTAAGAATCCACTCGCTCCTGAAATTAAAACTTTCATGGGATATTTCCTGGGGTTGGCCATTTAAATACAAAAAGAAGCAGGCTATACGCTAACCAGCTTCTTTCTGCATAAAGATTGAGTCATTAAAGGTTCAAGAAACAGCTTCACTAGACTGTACTGGTGATTGAACATTAGGAGTCTTCTTAGGGCGACCTCTGCTCTTTTTTAGCGACAGTTTGCGTCTTTGACGTCTTACCATAGCGGTACTAACAGGACTACCAGTAATTTTGCTTAGCGAAGCGGCTAGACTCTCATCACACAATAACGAGTGATTATCCTGAATATATGATAGTTCCACATCGGTCCATTTCTTATAATTAGCCATAAATTAATTTCCCTTCCTACAATTTAAGTTGACAATATCCACACAAAACATACTATAATAACAGTTGGCAAGTTTGAAGCAAGGAATAAAAAATGAACAATCTAGATTTTTCTCAATTAAATATGGCCAATTCCACATTAAAGGTTTGTGCATCAGGCTCAATATGTGATGTATCATCCGATATGAATTGTCCAGAAACTAAAACCATAGCGCAATTACTACATGAAGAAAAAGAAACTACAAATACCAAACCAACTACCTAATGGAGTATCCACAGAAGAGTTTTTATTAGTTTTAGATAATATCAGCAAAAGATTAGCTAATAAGTTTAGATTCGCATATCACAGCACAGAGGATATGAAACAGCAAGCTGCTATTTTTGCTTTGGAAGGCCTTCAAAATTACGACAAAAAAAGACCGTTGGAAAACTTTTTATGGACACACGTTAGGAATAGGTTATTTAACTATAAACGTAACAACTATCAAAGGCCCGATAAGCCTTGTCATACTTGTCCTTTTTATGATAAATTATGCAAAAATTCTACTAATCAATGTTCACAATTTACCAATAAGCAAGATTGTGTACCATATGCAGCATGGGCTAAGCGTAATGAAATTAAAAAGAATATTATACAACCATCATATATAGAAAATAATTTTAATTCCGCAGAAAGTCACACAAACTTAGATTCTTTAGTAGCCAATAATGAACTAATACAATTTTTAGACGCTAATATTCAATCAGAATACAGAGAAACATATTTAAAATTAAAGCATGGAGCTAAAGTACCCAAAGCGGACCTAACAAAATTACAAGCTCACATTTTTAAGCTAATGGAGGACAACAATTGGAAAAAAGAATCATTCCAAAAAAACGAGGACAACTAAGCTTAGATGAAGAGAAATATATTCGTGAGAATTTTCAGTCCTTAACTTTGCAGCAAATAGCAGATAACATTAATCGTAATGTTGATCCTGTACGACGATATGCAGAAGAAAATAATCTAGCAATTATAGCAGATCATAGTGAAAATGATATCTTAAAACAAAAACTGCATACCAAAACCTTTTGGCTAGAAATCAAGCGTCAGTTTGATGCTGATAGCGGAGAACTTCAATATTTTGAGGATACATGGGTAGGTTTAATAAAACAGTTCCGAGAAGACGTTTTACCAGCAGAAGAATTACAGATTAAACAATTTATAACCATAGATATTCTTATTAATCGTTCTATGAAAGAACGCAAAAGACATATTAGCGAAACTGAAAAATTACAAAAGCTTGTAGATGCCGAATACCTTAAGCCCGAAGACCAAAGAGATATTCCCAAACTAGCAAATATGGAAACTCAATTAAGCTTTGCTAGAAATAGCATAGCGAACTATACTAATGAGTATACCAAGCTTCTTAACGAACAGCAAAAAATAAGTAAAGACCTCAAAGCTACCAGAGAGCAACGTATCAAAAGAATCGAGGACGGCAAAAGCTCTTGGGTCGGTCTTATACGAATGTTGGAAGACGAAGAAACTAGAGAACGTGAAGGACGAGAAATGGAAATTTTAGCTATGGCCACAGATAAGGTTAGGGCTAAATTAAGTGAATATCATACTTATCAGGACGGAGTAGTAGACCAACCCCTATTAACACCAGAAAGCGTACATAATGACTAAAACAGCACTTATTACCGGAGTCACAGGACAGGACGGATCTTATCTAGCAGAGTTATTACTATCTAGAAATTATAATGTAGTCGGATTATATAGACGCAGTAGTTCATTGAATTTTGATAGAATTTCTCATATTTCATCTCCTCAATTTTCTGTTGACGAATTTGATTTAACAGACCCTAGTGATATAGCATCTATTATTGATAAATATAGGCCGGACGAACTTTATAATCTTGCGGCTCAAAGTCATGTAGGAACTAGTTTTAAACAGCCTACTACCACATTCGAAATAGATACTGTTGGAGTTATTAATCTATTAGAAAATATTCGTAGATTTTCTCCTGGTACTAGATTCTATCAAGCCAGCACCAGCGAAATGTTTGGAGCTAATTATACCTTAAAAAATAATGATAAATATCAGAATGAAGACACAATGTTTTTGCCTCAAAGTCCTTATGCGGTAGCCAAAATGGCTAGTCATCGTATGGTACAAATTTATAGAGAAGCCTATAACTTATATGCTTGTTCGGGCATTTTGTTTAATCATGAAAGTCCACGACGAGGCGAAAATTTTGTTACTAGAAAAATTACATGCTATATTGGTAAACTGATCAATAAAGTTATCAGTCCAGACACTAAGCTTAAATTAGGCAATTTAGAAGCTAGTAGAGACTGGGGTCATGCCAAAGATTATGTTTATGGTATGTATTTAATGCTACAACAAAATGTTGCAGATGATTTTGTACTAAGTACTGGAGAGACCTATACCGTACAAAATTTCCTAGAAAAAGCTTTCGATCTCGTTGGTTTAGATTGGACAAATCATGTGATGATAGATCCAGAATTATATAGACCATGCGAGGTTAATTATCTCAAAGGAGATAGTTCTAAAGCTCGATCACATCTAGGATGGGTACCAACAGTTTCTTTTGAGAGTTTAGTTAGAGATATGGTTAATAGTGATATTAATAAATATGCGTAATTTTAATGACCCTCAATATAAAAAATGGAGAAAAGCAGTATATACTAGAGACAAACATCAATGTCAGTGGCCTGGATGTTCTGTTAATAAACGTTTAAATGCTCATCATATTAAAACATGGGCTCATTATCCTAGTTTAAGATTCGAAGTTAGTAACGGAATTACACTATGTTATTATCATCATAAATTTATTCGAGGACTAGAAGATATCTATGAGGCAGTATTTTTAAAAATAGTTAGTACTAAAAAGAATAATCATGACAAATAATTATAACAATTTTACAGTCATTATTGACACAAGAGAGCAGCAACCCTGGTCTTTTGTTAATCACACTACGGCTCATAGAAAACTAGATACTGGGGATTATAGTATAGAAGGACTAGAAGACATTGTTTGCATAGAAAGAAAAAAAAGCTCTAGTGAATTTGCTACAAATATTGTTGAGTCTAGATTTAGTGATGTAATTATGCGATTGAGTCAGCTTAAATATTCATTTTTACTATTAGAATTTGACTTAGAAGATTTACTAGTTTATCCAATAGGCTCTACAGTACCCAAAAAAATGTGGGATAAAGTTAAAATTAGTCCAGCCTTTTTAATTAAAAACATATTAGATTTACAATTACAACATAATATACATGTTGTATTTTGTGGTAATGCTAGTAATGCTCAAAAATTAGCAGAGTATATTTTTAAAAAGATACATTATATAGAAACAGTAAAAAAAGAAAAAGAGTCTGATTGATTATGGGTAAAACTAATTTCGATGATGCTTGGCTAGGACTAGGAGAGCTAAGTGCATTAAATCTAAGTAATAATCCTATGATACATAGGACAGAACAAGACATAGAAAATCCAGATTTACATCTCATAAAACTATTACGAGATCCTAGATACTTAGGATCAACATGTAAACTGCTTTTTAATCTAGAATTACATCCTATTCAGATAGCAGTACTCCAAGAAATTTGGAATAGACCTTTTCCTATGTTAATTGGTAGTCGAGGATTCTCTAAAAGTTTTACGCTAGCCTTATACGCTATATTAAAATGTATTTTTTATCCTGGTACCAAAATAGTTATTGTTGGTGCAGCCTTTCGTCAGAGCAAGATTATTTTCGAGTATATGGAAAATATGTGGAAAGGCAGCCCTATTCTACGAAGTATATTTTCTGGTAATGACGACGGTCCTAGAAGAGATGTTGATAGATGCACTATAAGATTAGGAGATAGTTGGGCAATAGCTATTCCTATGGGTACAGGAGATAAGATTAGAGGTTTAAGAGCACATATTATTCTTGCTGACGAGTTTAGTTCTATATCTCCAGACATATACGAAACCGTCGTTTCTGGATTCGCAGCCGTATCCGCTAGTCCCATTCAAAATGTAAAAGAAGAAGCTAAGAGACAAGCTATGATAGATGCTGGAGTATGGAATGACGAATTAGATACAATAAATAAAAGAATGGGTAATCAAGCCGTAATATCTGGTACAGCAGACTATGACTTTAAGCATTTCGCTCAGTATTGGAAAAGATATAAGGGTATTATCGAAAGTAAAGGAGATGAACGTAAACTTAGAGAACTATTTAAAGGTGAAGTTCCTGCAAATTTTAATTGGAAAGACTATTCTATTATTCGTATTCCTTATGAATTAATACCTAAAGGATTCATGGATGATAAACAAGTATCTAGAGCCAAAGCCACTATTCATGCGGGAATATACAATATGGAGTATGCCGCATGTTTCGTTAAAGATAGTGAAGGATTTTTTAGACGTAGTTTAATAGAGAGTTGTGTAGTTTCAAATAACACTATTACTATAGATGGACATATTATTAAGTTTGACGCTACAATAAAAGGAGATACTAATAAGCAATATATTTATGGTATTGATCCGGCGTCAGAGCAAGATAATTTCAGTATAGTAATACTAGAGGCTCATCCGAATCATTCCAGAATCGTATATTGTTGGACTACTAACAGAGCTAATTTTAAAGAGAGACAAAGAACCGGATTAGTCAATGAACATGATTTCTATGGATTCTGTGTTCGTAAAATTAGAAATTTGATGAAAAGTTTTCCTCCGATGAGGATAGGAATAGACGCTCAGGGAGGTGGTATTGCTATCGAAGAAGCTTTACACGATCCAGATAAATTAGAAAATGGAGAGCAATTAATATGGCCTATTATTGATGCTAATAAATTTAAAGATACAGATAGTCAACAAGGCTTACATATTCTAGAATTAATACAATTTGCTAAAGCGGAATGGACCAGTCAAGCTAATCACGGATTACGAAAAGACCTAGAGGATAAAGCTCTGCTATTTCCTGCTTTTGATAATCTAACACTAGGACTAGCCATGGAATCAGAAGGCAAAGAAATATTAGATGAAATTAACCCTTTATATGATAGCTTAAGTGAATGTATCCTAGAGATAGAAGAATTAAAAAATGAATTAACCACTATTGTTATGACTCAAACTAGTCAATCATCAAATTCCAGAGACAGATGGGATACTCCGGAAACTAAAGCAGGACACAACAAAAAAGGAAGACTGCGTAAAGATAGATATAGTGCGCTATTAATAGCTAATATGATAGCTAGACAAATTAACAGAACGTTAGGACCAGTAGAGTATGATGTAATAGGTGCGGATGCTAGGAATTCGGTCAAAACAGACGGACAAATGTATAAAGGACCAGACTGGTTTACAGGAGGAGCTAATGATGATATTTATACAGGAATTTATAGATAAAGTGTATACTAAAGGATAGTTGCATTATAATTCGATTACATTACTATTAATAATATGAGCAAAAAAAGAACCAAAAACGACGTCATAAATAACGCCAATATCGTTCCCGAAGAAGCTTACGTAACATGGGGAGACGATCTTCAGAGCAAGCAAGAAGCGCTCAAAACATCTTCTGCATCACTAGATGAATTTACATTAATAGACAAGACTACTGCTGCTTTTGGCGCTAGAAGATATTCTTTAGACTATTCTTCTCTAGATGGTAATACTGGTAGTCGCCCCGGACTAACTAAAAGTGATTACTATCAATTTAGACCGCAAGAAGCCCCTCCTGTTCATATCAAAGCCATATTGAGACGAGCAGAAGATATATATCAAAGAGTGGGTTTAGTTAAGAATGTTGTAGATCTTATGGGTGATTTTGCTAGTCAGGGAATTAGATTAGTACATCGTAATAAGAGAATAGAAAGATTTTATAGAAGATGGTTCAAAAAAATTAATGGCAAAGACCGTAGTGAAAGATTCTTAAATAATTTATATAAAAGCGGTAATATTATTATAGATCGTAGAACAGCTAAGATAAGTTTAAAAGGAACAGATAAATTATATAGATCTTTAGGGGCGGCTGATATGCAGCTAGCGGATTTACCAGAACCAGAATTAGAAAAAAGAGAGATTCCCTGGAAATATACTTTTATAGATCCTGTATTTGTAGAAGTCACAGCTGGTTCCTTAGCTTCTTTTATAACGAATAAAACTTATGAGATCCAACTTCCCGCTGGACTTCGTAAAACTATTAACAATCCTAAAACACCAGCAGAAAAACAAGTAGTAGATGGTCTACCAGCTCAAATAATAGAAGCTGCAAAAACTAAGAAAGGTTATCCTTTAGATCCTAATAAAACACTAGTATTCCATTATAAAAAAGATGATTGGCAGTCATGGGCGTATCCTATGATATATGCTATTATGGATGATATTGCTGTAATAGAAAAATTAAAACTAGCTGATATGGCAGCATTAGACGGAGCTATCTCAAACATTAGAATTTTTAAATTGGGAAGTCTAGAACATAAAATAGCACCTACTAAAGCCGCTACAGCTAAATTAGCTTCTATACTTGGTAATAATGTTGGTGGTGGTACTATGGATTTAATTTGGGGTCCGGACATAGAACTATTGGAGTCTAATACTAATGTACATAACTTTCTAGGAGAAGGCAAGTATACTCCGCATCTTAATTCTGTATATGCTGGTCTTGGTATTCCTCCCACTCTTACCGGAACATTTGGAGCATCTGGTACTACTAATAATTTTATCTCATTAAAAACTTTAACTCAAAGACTTCAATATGGCAGAGATATATTAGTAGAGTTTTGGGAACAAGAGATAGCTTTAGTACAGAAGGCTATGGGATTCAATCATCCGGCTAAAATAGAATTTGATAGAATGGACTTATCTAACGAAGACTCAGAGAAGGCATTATTAGTTCAATTAGCTGATCGTAATTTAATTAGTGATGAATTATTACAAACCAAATTTGGTATTGATCCAGATATGGAGAAGTCTAGATTAAATAGGGAGTATAGGGAAAGAGATAGTAATCGTATGGTACAAAAATCAGGCCCTTGGTTTGATCCTCAAATAGATAATGCTTTAAAGAAAATAGCACTACAATCAGGAATTGTTACTCCTAGTGAGGTTGGTTTAGATTTAGAAAAAAAGAAAAAAGGAGAAAAAACAGCCATAGAGCTTAAGACTCCAGCTGCTCCTACTAATACTCGGCCGGTTACTAATGATGGATTATCAGGTCAGCCAGGAGAAGGCAGACCCAAACTATCAAAAGATACCGGTCCTAGAAAACAAAGAACTTTTAGTCCAAGAACTGGTGCCAAGCTTAATATATGGGCAAACGGTGCTCAAGAAAAAATTAGTAATATTATAAATCCTATTATTCTAGATTTTTATAATAAGAAAAATTTACGCAGTTTATCTAGTGCAGAATATAGCTATTTAGAAGATGTAAAGAGTAAAATTTTATTTGATTTAAAACCATTTAGTGATATTACAGAAGATTATATCAAAGCAAATATTAGTGGTATGCATACCAATACAAATCATATTGATCACTTTTATTTATGGTTAAAAGATTTAAGATCGGATCTAGGAAGAGATTTAACTACTGATGAAGTAAAACAAGCTAAATCTTCTTTCTATTCTATGGTGTATAATGAATCTGATCAATAATTTAATACGAAAGGCCATATAAAATGCTTATTTACGAATCAGAAAAACAAGACGGATTAGAAGAGGTTATTAAAACCAAAGCCTCTGTATCCTATGCTAGTTTTGTAGAGCCTTGTGTACAAGAAAACAAACAAATCAAATATCTAAAAAGTATTGCTTCTTTTGATGATGAAGACCTATACTATGTACAGTCTATTTTGGTCTCATCTTCTTGGAATAAAAATGATGATATTTTTGATAAAGCTGAAGTATGGCAAGCTAAAAATACTCCAGAACACAAGCCTACAAATTTAGAGCATGATGAAAATACTATTATAGGACATATTATATCTAATTGGCCAATTACAGAAGAAGGAATTTTAATAGACGAAAATACTCCAGTAGAGAATTTACCTGAAAAGTACCATATTCTAACGGGTTCTGTTATATATAAGGGCTTCAGTAATCCTGCTTTAAGAGAAAGATCTTCTAAGCTTATAGCAGAAATAGAGAATCAAACTAAGTATGTTAGTATGGAATGTTTTTTCAAAGGATTTGATTATGGTGTACTCAATAAACAGACTGGTGAGTATAAAATTTTAAATAGAAATAATGAAACCGCATATTTAACTAAATATCTTAGAGCATACGGCGGAATTGGCGAACATCAAGACTATAAAATAGGTAGAGTTTTAAGACACATTACTTTTACTGGTAAAGGTTTTGTTGACAAACCAGCTAATGAAGATAGTATAATCTTTAGTAAAAAAGATATAAAATCTTTCAGTAATCAATCAGATCAAATATTGGTACCAGAAAAAAATCAAAAAAATATCGAATCAGGTGTATTAAATTTTCAATCCAGCATTAATTCGGAGAATTTAAATATGAGTTTAGCCAAAGAAGAAAACGCTGTAGCAAATACAGAGAATGCCGAAATGACAACAGTCACAACAGAAAATACTGAAGTAGTCGCTCAAGCTGAAGTTGATGTTCAATCTCTTCAGTCATTAAACGATAAACTTCAAGCAGATATTGTTGCTCTTACTGAGGCTAGTCAAAATGAGATTAATGCCATTAAAGAAGAAGCAGCTAAGAAAGATACAGAGCTAAAACACAAAGAAGAAGAAGTTAAGAAAATGAAGGCTGCTATTGAGTCTATGGAAACAGAACTTAGCTCTCTTAATGAAGTATTAGCTGGATACAAAACCAAAGAAGAAGAAATGCTCAAAAAAGAAAAAATGCTAAAGAGAAAAGCCGCCCTAGTTGAGAAGGGCTTAGATAATGACACTGCTGATAGTGTTGTTAGTAAATTTGAATCAATGTCGGACGATGCTTTCGATACTATGGCTTCTGTTTTTGCGACTCTAACATCAAAAAAAGAAGCAGTAGCTAGCGAAGAAGTAGAGACCGAAACTAACACAGCAACCGAGTCTGCATCTCAAAATGCTGATCCTGCTGTTCTAGATTCTGTTGAGGTACAGGAAGATGTAAATCTTTCAATTGGTGGCGAAGCAGAGTCCGAAATGGATTCTACTAGAGCAGCTTTGGTTGAATTTGTGTATAGCAAACTAGGCAAAAAAACTAATAAGTAAATAACCCATTATAATGGAGAAATAAAATGGCTCTAAAACCAGATCGCGTAGAACTTTTAACTGATATCTCTTTTTTCATGAACACAACAGCTGAGCGTGGTGGTGTTGCTAGTGTGGTTACCGCTACCAGTGGTGTTGGCGTATCTATGGATGATGCCAATGCTGTGGTCGCTTATGCCGCAGTTGCTTCCGGAGCTAAGCCTGTTGGTGTGCTATTAAATGATGTTGTTAATCTTGATCTTACAAGACAACACATCAACTGGCATAAAGACGAAGTACAGGTTGGTGGTAAAGTGACTCTCTTACGTCAAGGTCAAGTCACAACCAATCAACTTGTAGCAGGCACAACGCCCTCGGCAGGTGCTGATGCTTATGTTGGCGCCAGCGGCCTCATTGGAACTAGCTCAACAAACGCTGTCAAGATTGGTCAATTCTTGAGTGCTAAAGATAGCGACGGCTACGCAAAAGTATCAGTTAACCTATAAATCACTTATATAACAGGGAGATAAACACATGTCAGCCAAAACCGAAAGATTTCAACCAACACCAGAATTAACAGATCTTCTAGTTCGTTCTGGTTCACCCAACAGAGAGGTGGCCCTAGCTGCTAATGCAGAATTTGCTAAGGCTCTAGAGCTTCCCCTACGTCAGGGTGTTTTAAGTGGCGATATTCTAGATGGTATCTTCGAGCCAATCCAATTAGCTCAAAGTGCTACTCCAGAATTTCCTCTTGATTTTCTAGCTCCTGGCACAGAGAAAGACTTTGTTGCCTATACTATTCCAAACCATGGCTATATTCCAGAGCGCCATGTTGAGGGTGACTATGTGATGGTTCCAACATATGATGTTGGAGCATCCATCGACTATCTCCTCAAGTATGCTCGCGATGCCCGTTGGGACGTTGTTGGTCGTGCTATGGAAGTTCTAGAAGCTTCATTCGTTAAGAAGATGAACGATGATGGCTGGCACACAATCCTTGCTGCTGGTGTTGATCGCAACATCGTAGTTTATGATAGTGATGCTGGTTCTAATCAGTTCACAAAGAGACTCGTTAGTCTCATGAAGACCGTTATGCGTCGTAACGGAGGCGGTAACAGTACTAGTGCTAATCGTGGTATGTTAACCGACCTTTATATCTCTCCAGAAGCTATGGAAGATATTCGTCAGTGGGGTCTTGAGCAAGTTGATGAAGTTACTCGTAGAGAGATCTATACTGCCGCTGATGGCACTCTCAACAGAGTATTCGGCATCAATCTACATGATCTTGACGAACTAGGTGTTGGTCAACAGTATCAACTATTCTATAGTTCTACACTAGGCGGATCATTACCTGCTGGTGATACTGAGATCGTGGTTGGTCTAGATCTTCGCAAGAGCGACAGCTTTATTATGCCTGTTCGCCAAGAAGTTCAGATCTTTGAAGATGATACTCTTCATCGTCAAAAGAGAGCTGGATTTTATGGATGGGCCGAACTCGGCTTTGCTGTTCTAGACAACCGTAGAGTGCTCGTCGGTTCTCTATAATAATTAGATAGTTTATAACATCAATAAAGAAGGGCTGGGTTAAACCCCGGCCCTTTTTTTATTATAATTGTGATTGTATAGCGATAAGCATATTGAAGTGTGAAGGTGTATAATTTATTGTATTAATACCATTATTCTATATCAGATAGGTCAAAAATGAGCTGGACTATAGAAATACCAATTATTGTTAGAACTCTTATTAATGATCTTGGGGATCAGCCAGTTTATAGCGATTCTAGATTACTACAAGTAATCACAGTAGCAGCTAAATATGTTCAGTTTGACGTGTCTTTAGATAATACATATACAATTAATGTTGTCAATAGTAGCATATCTCCGGATCCAACAGCGAATGACGATAGTATTTTTATCAGCTTAGTTAGTCTCAAAGCTGCTTGTATAATAGATCAAAGCACCTTGAGAACCAGAGCAGCATTAGAAGGTATCAGAGCTGCGCTAGGACCGGCGCAATTAAGTGTTGCTGGTAGTTTAGCGGGTTGGAATTTAATTTTAGATAAAGGCCCTTGTGCAGCATATGACGAACTAGCTTCTCATTGGGATGTTAAGGAAGCTACGGCTGTTAGAGCAATACTTAGTCCATTTGTTGGCAACAAGTTCGATCCAAGATCACTGTCTACATATATGCGGAATAGAGAAGTTTATTAATCTTTTTTAATATAAGAGTTTATTTATGCCAGCAGTTACATACAATTTTCTATTAGAGCAAGGATCAGATTTTGAAATTTTTTTTCAATACAATGATGCTAATAATAATCCTATAAATTTAAGTGATAAATGTGTTGTTTTGCAGTGGATTGATAGTGCAAAAACAAATAAACAAGTTTTTTCTACATCTGCTCTAGCCCAATATGATCTTCATGATTGGTCATTAACAGCAGATAATAGAGGTAGAATTAGATTTAGAATATCCGCTAATTTAACACAAAACTATAATTTTGATACTGCCGTTTACGATTTAGATATTATTTCTCTAAATAATAAGCTTAGAAATGTTAGATTGTCTACTGGTACTATTACTTTAGTTAAAAGAAATCTGGCACTCGCATCCAGTTGTCCTGCTAGTTTAGATCCTAATATAAATCTTGTCACTTTAACACCAACTCCTTCAGATAATCAAGTCACACCTACTGTATCAACTACTCCAGAAAACTCTGATTTATGTTTACCAGACGACTGTATAGATTTAGATGTATACTCGGTAGTTCACACAGGATCTTCTTTGGTATTACCAGACTTATGTTTGGTTAGTGGTAGTATAAATACCACAGACTCTAGGCCAATTGAAAATATAGAATTAGCTATAAATAAATTACAACATCAAAGTCCATCAGATTTAGTATTTGTTTTGGCTCCTCCATCAGGAGATAAAATACTGTTATCTGCTAATAGCAAAATTAAAAATTATAATAATAACTTTAGCTTTATGTTCTCAAATAAAGCAAATGATACAGACTATTTACATAATACAACCAACGGAGGATTAATTAATATTTATGATAAAAAATCTGATATTAATTTTTCTAATGAAACATTATTGTCTAGCTTCGATCATTTATTTGGAGTGCCAGTAACAGGAACATGGAACTTGATTGTGAAAGATACTGATCCAATAGGATCTGGACTAATAGATTCTTGGAAATTAATTCTAACTCATTCACCAGCAGAAGACTTATGATTTTAACATCTATTATCAATCAGTATTTATTAGATATTAGACTACAAATGAAAGAGCTATTAGAGTACAATACTATATCTAATACAATTACAATTAGAGATACACAATATGTTGATAATTATTCACTAACTTATACAGATAGTATCATGTCTCCCGAGCTTAACTCCGAAATAGTTACAATTAATGAGTAATACATTTAACAACATTATCAGTCCTGAATTTAAACAATTATTTAACAATGCTATCGATGCATTGCTGCAAGATTCTGCTCTTACAAGAAGATGTAAATTAAGATATTCTAATCAGTTTAATACTACTTTATGTAATAATTGCGTATTTGACCCTATATCAAGATTGTCCGCCAACATATACAACGGTACCGGCCCCAATCCATTCGCAGAAGGTTCTATATGTCCTGTATGTATGGGTATGGGATCATATAATATAGATCATGTAGAAGACGATGTTTATTTGGCTTGTATTTTTGATAGTAAATATTGGATAAATAAAGTAGCTAATATTAATCTTAACATACCTAACGGTATGGTGCAGACGCTATGTAAAATAGATTTATTATCTAAAATAAGAGCTGCTACCGATATAGTTATAGATACTTCTCTTGTAGACTCTGGAAACTATACCTATGAAAAAGCAGGAGATCCTGAACCAGTTGGTTTCGGAAATAATGGTTATATTATTACTATGTGGAAAAGAAAATGAAATTCAGTCTTAATTTATTAGAGTCTGATGATCAAATAAAATCTATGATATTGAAATCTATCATAGACAAGCTTTCTATTGTTATTGATAAAAGTTTATCTCCTATTACCGAAGGTATAAAAAGCATAGTAAAAGAAGCTTTAAAACAAGAACCAGAATATGCCTCATTAATTAGCGGTAAACTTAAAGCAGAATTAGGCATACCAGATTCTTCTGTAGTAGATCTTGTAGTTGATGCTTTAGTCAATACTATACAAGTAAGCAAGCAACCATTGTCATCAAATAATAACGGGATTAAAGGAGGTTTTGTCATGACTATGATGAAATCTGATGATCTTGGAGGAGTAATATATGCTAATATCAGCTCAGTAGTTGATGCTAAAGGATATTCTTTACCTTGGTTAGAGTGGTTACTATTGCGTAGTAATACTCCTATAGTTAAGAATTATTCAGTAAAATACGGATCATCACCGTATTCTAGATCCGGAATGGCAATTATGGTACCGTCTAAAGATAGTTGGAGAGTACCTCCAGAGTTTGCAGGGTCGCAAAATGATAACTGGACTACTAGAGCAGTATCTACTATAGATAAGTCTATTTATAATCTCATACAAAATACTATAGAGAAATATTTATGAGCAATCAATTTCAACATGTATCTAGTATAGGGTCTAAAGATAGAGTGTCTAGTCTGGAAGACAATATAAAAAGTTTTCTAGATTGGTCTTTCTTAAATATTGGAGGTTATGTTAATGTATCTATTCCTACTAGTGGTATTAATACCAGTAATAATTTTTCTGTGTTAAAACCCGTAAGCAATCCATCTGTACCATCTGGTAGAATATGGGAAGCTGTTAGAAAAGATTGGGTATACGAATCCGGCGTTAATTATAATGGTAGTTCACCAGCTATATTTTCCGGTGTCTATTTGAATAATACATTTTTACCAGCGCCTACCGGTAGTGGTAGTTATGGCTATAGTATTAATTATCCATTAGGTAGAATTAATTTTAGCTTTAATGTAGCGCCATCTTCTACTGTAGTAGCTGCTTATTCTCATAAATATATTCAAATATATAAATCTAGTGATGCTGCTTGGTGGAAAGAAGTACAGAAAGAAACCTACAATCCGGATAATTTTAAACAAACAAACGAATATAGTATTGCAGCCAATCATAGGGTTCAATTACCAGCTATTGTAATAGAATTAATTCCTAGAACCATATTGTCTCCTTATGAGCTAGGAACTACAGAAAACATAGTAACTCAAGATTTGTTATTACATATTTTTACGCAAAATGCTAATCAAAGAAATTCTATTATAGATACATTATTAGTACAAAAAGATAATACCTTTTGGCTATATGATACTAATCAAATAGTTAAAGCTAACAAAACAGAACTAAAAATTTCGGGAGAAATAAATCCTAGCGGAATTAATTATCCAGAAGCGGTTAGCTTATATAAAAATAATTGGGTAATGATTAAAAATAGCACTATAGTAGAACTTAACACATTGAGTTCTTCTCTTTATAATGGTGTTGTAAGATGGTCCATGGAAATTTTACCCTAGGAAATAATTATGGTTAATACCAATTGTTCTCAATGTATGTTTGCTAATCAGGTTCTTGATGATAAAAAAATAGCAGGATGTCAAAGAGATATTATTAAAAAAATTATAGACCATAAAGATATTACTTTAGACTCTAGTAATTATAATACTATACATAATTATGCATGTAGATTTGGTTTCTCTAAAGAGATCTACGAAAAACATAAGGAAGAATTTGATAAAATTGACCTATTGTCTAAAATAGATAATAATGCTAAACTGCCCATCTATCTAATTATGGATTGTGTGCCAGAAGGACCGGATGTTGGCCTTATTATTGACCATTTGTCACAGTCTAATTTTCATCCCAAATTTATGTCTATGTTATTTAGAAATAAATCTAACCAAACGATAGACACTATTTACGATAATATATCATCAAAAATACCAAATACAACCTGGAAAATACATAATTTCTTGGAAGATATGAGCCTAAATGATAGTATAGATCATGTATTGTCTACTAACTTATCTAAATCACAATGCTCATATCTTTTGGTGTATAAATCTTCAGATTACGAGCATTTAAATACAGACCTATTAAACATTAATGAATCAGTAGTACTACATCAAATGCCTCACATTGCTATGGTTAAAAATCTTGATAATTTATATGGTTTAACTATTAGTGTACAAAACTATATAGTAGCTAAATCTATAAACAATAATCTTTTAGATGCTATTCGCACAGAATCTGAGACACTACTAAGCTATTAAACAATTTTTGGTGTAGTATACTCTATACAATCCATAATATGGGAGCTAAATATGCCTAACAGTAGAATTTATTACGCCTCACAAACAGCACAACTAAGACCACAAACTGCCACGCCAACATCTTCGTCTGATATTTATAGTGGTTGGTATCAGCCTCTCGGTCTACAAAGCGTGTCTATGACAACAAACTTTGCTTTGGAGCCAGCATTCCAATTAGGCACCGTTGAACTGTATGATAATGTTGAGTCTATCCCAGAAGTAGAAGTAACTCTTAACAGAGTTATAGATACAACAGCACCCCTATATCTTATGTGTATGGGAGGCAAGGACGGAGTTGACGGAGCCGAAAATAAACAGTTAGTATCATTAGCAAATAATAGAGTAAATTTTAGACTTGGTATTTATGAAAGTGCTAATCAATTTATTTCTAATACTGCATCTCAGTATGTTGTTTGTAGTGGTATGTATTTATCTAGTTTTAACTATACTATTCCTATCGAAGGTAATGCTACAGAAGAAGTTACTCTTGTTGGTAACCATAAAATATGGAATACTGGAGCTTTCTTAGGAGATTCCTCTTTTAATGTCGGGAATATTTTTAATCCAAGTACAACAGTAGGAGCAATTACTCCCACAACAGCTAGCGGAATTCTCAGAAAACAATACGTTGATATTGTAAATTCTACTTTACCTATTGGTCCGAGCGGCATTAGACAACCCGGCGGAGATAAAATGCCACACTTCCAGAACATTACTATTAGCGCATCTCTAGGAAGAGAAAGTATTAATCAACTAGGGCGTTTTGCTCCTTATTGTCGTTATACTAACTTTCCTATCGAAGTAACATCAGAATTTGAAGTAATGTCAACAGATGGAGATGGTGTGGATGCTGATGACTTTCTTGGTCAATCATTCTGCAATGGTTCAAAAAGTAATCTAAAACAGCATCCTATTAGGGTTGTAATTTGTGATGGAGATTCTACTACAGCATCTAATACTATGGCATTTGATCTTGGCTACAAAAATACTTTAACTTCTATCAATCAGACAGGTGGGGATACTGGTGGTGGAAATGTTATGGTCACATATAGCTTTAGAAATTTCAATAATTTTACTATTCAAGCTAGCGGAACATACAAAGACGGTCTCAATATTGCTAGTAATACTCTAAGTATGCAAAGCTTGCCCGAGTCTGCCCCAGTTGCACCAGCAGTATCTTATAACTATTTCAACACAGATCAATAATTCTGGAGATTAATAATGTCAGACAACAAAAGAATTTTTTATGCATCTCAGGGCATTCATTTACAACCAGTAACAACTGGTAACGCTCACGACTATAGACAGCCAAGCGACTATATTGCATATGGTTCTTGGGTACAGCCAAGAGGATTACAAAGCGCTGGTATTACTACTAATTTTAATACAGAGCCTGTGTCTCAATTAGGAACACTAAAAATTTATTCTCAAACAGAAACAGCTCCTGAAGTAGAAGTAACATTATCTAAACTTATTGATGGCACCGCTCCTTTATACTCTATTTGTACTGCTACTCCGGACGGATCAAATCTTAAAACTGTTAATAAAGATCTTATTGAAGCTGCAAATAGTATGGTTAATGTAAGATTTGCAGTATTCTCTGATACAGAACCTTATGCTACCGGTGTTGCTGTTTATCATACGATGTGCAGCGGCATGTATCTATCTAGTATCGGATATAATTTTACAGTAGACGGTAATGCCACAGAAGAGGTAACTCTTGTAGGTACTAATAAAACATGGCTTAAGGGAGGAAATGTTCCCGGTCAAGCATCAGATTTATTAACTGATGACAATGCTACTCCTTATGGTAGTGGTACTAGTTTCTTAGCTCGCAGACAGTATGTTGCTATAACAGGAGGAGATGTTGCAGCTCCGTCCAGAGATGCTGATGGTAAATTAGATTCTCCTGCATCTATCAATTTCTGTGTTTTGCCAACAGGCACAAGAGGAGGTATTCCTATTGTGGGCGCTAGTGCTGCTGAGAAAAAACCTATTATTCAAAGTATTAGTATTAATGCTAGTTTGAATAGAGAAAATATTAACGAATTAGGATTTTTTGGACCATATTATAAATATACGGCACTTCCTGTTGAAGTTACGTCCGAATTCGAGATTATTTCAGTTAGTGGAGATCTAGTCGATGCTGATAGTTTCGACGAAGCCTCTGGTTGCACAACATCTTTTTCTAATTTAGATTACAAAGAAATTGTTATTAAAGTATGTGGAAGCACTGATTCTGATTCGCTAGTTATTGACCTTGGCAAAAAGAATAAGCTAACGTCAGTGAATTATACCGGAGGAGATACTGGTGGTGGTAATGTTACTACTACGTTCAGCTTCCAGACATTTAATAAACTTAATGTTATACCTCTTGGTTCATATGCAGACTTTACAGAGTTCTCTGATGCTAGTTCCATAGACTTGTCTTCACAAGCTACATTTACCTAATTAATTAACGGAGAAGTTTACATGGCTAATAATAATAGAATTTTTTACGGATCACAGGTAGCACAAGTTAAGCCAGGAACTCCTGCTAGTAATGGTTCCATTTCTTATTATACTACTTGGTATCAGCCTCCAGGCGTACAAAGCGTTGGTATGACTACTAACTTTGACACAGAACAAGCTTTTCAATTAGGAGCTATCGATCTATATAATATTTCAGAAAACTTACCAAACGTAGAAGTTACAATTAGTAAACTAGTAGATGGCAGGGCTCCATTATATCTTATGTGCATGGGTGGAGTTTCTGGTGTTGCCGGAGCTAATCTTAGTAATGTATATTCTACAGCCGAACAACAGACTAAAGGTTTTGGCGGATTAGCTAACAATGTAGTGGATTTTAGACTAGGTATTTATGATGATACCAAAAGTACAACAGACGGCACTACTGATTCGTATGTTTTGTGCGAAAGAATGTATGTATCTAATTTAAATTTTACATTCCCGATAGACGGCACAGCAACGGAAGAATTAACTCTTGTTGGTAACAGTAAAAAATGGAGCATGAATGATAGCGGCATGGGTGCTATGACAGCATTCACCCAGACTGAATCATCAAAAACAGCACAAAAGTTAGCTCGTAGACAATTTGTAAATATAGAGGGATCGGTTTTACCAACTGGTGTAGGAGGTATATATCCTAAAGCTAGTGGTGGTTTATATTTTCAAAATATTACAGTTAGTGCAAGTCTTGGTCGTGAAAGCATCAATGAACTAGGATCTTTTGCTCCTAGAACTCGCTATGTAACATTTCCAGTAGAAGTTACATCGGAGTTTGAGGTTATGGGCACCGTAGGAGATCTAGTCACCGCCAAAGACTTTTTAGCAGAAAGCGGTTGTAATGTTAATTATAGTAACCTACGACCCTTGCCAATTAATATTAATGTATGTGGTAGTGGAAATGGTAGTCTCAATCTATACTTAGGTTCTGGTAACCAGCTAACTTCTGTTAATTATACAGGAGGAGATACGGGCGGAGGTAATGCTACTATTACTTATAGTTTTAGAAACTATAATGATTTTTACATTAATGCTTCTGGTTCGTATGCTAACACATCGGCTCTGTAATTAGATTAAGTACAAGATTATAAGATTTTAATATAGGATTAGGACTAATATGGACGAATTATTTAGTGTTATAGGAAGACTGTATGTAGATATGTACAATACTCAAAAATACATAGAGTCTCTACAAAAACAGGTTAAGGACAAGGATAACGAAATATCTTTACTAAAAACAAAGATAGTATCAGCCTCTAAGGATAATCAAATAGTTAATGAGCCACGAAATTGAATCTACTTTATATAGAATATTAACTGGTCGTTTGATTTTTTCATATGATGGTAAAGAATATTGTTTGACACAACCATCCAATCAAATCAAATATCAGTCAAGTATACTTTATAATAATATTATTAATGATGAAAAATATAATGAATGGATTAGAGAAGAAAATTTAGAAAGATATATGATATTTTTAGGAGTATGGGATAGGGAAATGTCTAATTATCTTAATAAATCTAATAAACAAATAGAAGATCTTAAGGTTGCTCTTTATACTAATAGATATAATAGTAATCAGTCTAAACGTATCAGGAATCAACTATCGAATATTAGAGATAGAGTTAATAATATTTATATGACACAACAAACATATAAAGCTCAAACTTTAGAAGGTTATGCTGATAGCGTAAGGAATGAATTTATAGTATCTAATACTCTTTACTATAAAAAACGCAAAGTGTTTAAGTCTATAACTAATTCTTATACATTATTTAGCGCATTACTATTAGAAATTAATCAACAAACAATTAGCCCAATGTCATATAGGCAACTTGCTAGATCAGATCTATGGAGATCATATTGGACTATTAGTAAAGGAGATATATTCGAGGGACCTGTTTCTGAATGGACAGATGAACAAAGATCGTTAGCTGGCTTTAGTAGTATGTATGACAGTGTTTTTAGTCATCCAGAAAAACCAGCAGATTCTGTTATAGCAGATGATGATATGCTGGACGGATGGATGATTACTCAATCTAGAGCCAATGAGAAGAATAAGCAACAAGAAGAACTATTAAAATCTAATCCTAAGCTAGGTAAGGCTCAAGAAGTGTTCGTATTCACAGATAATGCGCAGTCAGCTTCTGAAATTATTGATATGAATTCTGGAGAAGCCATGGCCGCTATTAGAGAAAGATTTAGTAGTTTAGATAAACATAAAGAATTAAAACATAGTCAATTACCAGATATACATGAATCTTTACAGAAATAAATTATTATCTATTATATAGAAAAGGCATGGGATCATAATGCACTACAATAATCAACTTCTAGCTGAAATAGAAACAAAATTTAAAACAACTATGATTGGGGCATTAGCCAGATTTGAAGAGTCTTTTGGCCACTTATGGGAAGAGGAAGGTCCAGATCAACAAGAATATATTGATCTATGGGAATACACCCGTAACTCTATACTTAATAATGGCAATAGACAAATGAGATCAGCATTGGATGAGTTATCTAAGATATTATTTAACCAATATAAAACCAAGTATACTTATAAGTTTAACAATAAGGACCAAGGAGAGAACTAATGAAAACCAAAACGTTTAAGGCCACAGTTGATAATGTAGAAAGAGAATTTTTAGTTAAGACCCCATCACTAAACGATCAAAGAGAGGCCCAAAAGATCTATAATCAGGCCTTTACGGATGCCGTAAAGAGTAAAAGCGTTGTTAGGGCTAAACTAGACGATCTACTACAAGATCAGGGGCTATGGAACGATGAAAAGCAAGCCAGATTCACCTCTCTGCAAAAGGATTTATTGGACGGCGAAAAAAGGCTCGCTAAGGGTGGTTTTAGTCTTAATGAAGCCAAAGACCTTGCTGTTAAAATGAAGAGCATTCGAGACGAAATTCGAGATCTCATTAGTGTCAGAACTAGTTTAGATAATCATAGTGCAGAAGGTCAAGCTGATAATGCTAGATTTAATTATTTAGTTAGTGTATGTGTGGTGTATAATGATACTAAACAGCCGTATTTTAATAATATGGAAGACTACCTAAACAGGTCATCTGATACGGTAGCTATATTGGGTGCTCAAAATTTGGCCAACATGCTATATGGATTGGATAATGACTATGAGTCGAATTTGCCAGAAAACAGATTTTTAAAGAAATATAAATTTGTTGATGATAAACTGCGATTCGTAGATAAGAAGGGAAGATTAATTGACGTAGAGGGTAGACTTATAGATGAAAGCGGACGATTTATCGATGAGCATGGCAATTTTGTGGATAAGTATGGTAACAGAGTTAATGCCGAAGGGGATTATGTTGTTGAGCCAGAGCCCTTTTTAGATGAAAATGGAAATCCCGTTATCTTAGAAGAAGACAAAACCAATGACGTTAAACCACAAGAAAGTAAACCAGAGCCAGAAGATAAGCCAGTGGTCGCAGACGCTCCCGCTTCGCCTAATCCCTCAGTCTCTTAATAACTTTTACTTGGTTGGATTATATAACAATATTCCCAGTATAGATATAAGTTCTATGCTGGGAGTATTTTTTTTATAAATAGCTTAAAGGACATATAAAATATTATGGCACAGGCTTTTAACTTAACAGCACAACTTAATCTTAGAGGACCATCTAATGTTAAGAAGATTGTTGCTGATATTAGACGAGATCTTGGAACGATTAATGCTAATGTGCAGTTTCGTCTAGATCCAACAGCTGTTAGAAATACATCAGCACTTAATTCTGCTTTACGTAATCTTAATACTACATTAGGATCCACTACAACTAATGCTACCAATGCTGCTAGAGCCATTAGATCATTTGGTTCCGCTATTAATAGCGTAAATATCAAAAATGTGCCTCAACAAATTAACGCTACAGTTGCTAGTATCAATAAATTAAATAGTACAGCGGCAAATAGCGGCAATAGTCTAGCTGGCGCTACAACAGAGATGCAAGAATTCGGTAAACAGGCTTATCTGGCTGTTCGTAGATTTGCTGCATTTACCGGTGTCACTAGTGTTATTTTCGGTGTTACTAATGCCATTACATCAGGTATTCAAGCTTTTATTGAATATGACAAACAATTTGTAAAACTACAACAAGTCACAGGTCAATCTGCCGCAGGACTAAAAGGATTGTCTGATACTATAACTGGTCTGTCTACAGGACTAGGTGTTGCTTCATCTGATATTACAGAGGTAGCTTCAACATTAGCACAGGCTGGTTTAAGTGCTAGAGATACAGAAAAAGCACTTAAGGCTCTGGCACTAAGTTCTTTGACTCCATCTTTCGATGATATGAATCAAACTGTAGAAGGCAGTATTGCATTAATGAGACAGTTTGGTATTAGCGCAGGAGATTTAGAAAAAGCCCTAGGCTCAGTTAATTCAGTAGCAGCTCAGTTTGCAGTAGAGTCTAGTGATATTATTACTGCTATTCAGCGTACTGGTGGTGTGTTTGCCGCTGCCAGTAAAGGAGTGTCTGAAGGAACAGATGCGCTAAATGAATTTATTTCTGTATTTACTAGTGTACGAGCTACTACTCGTGAAAGCGCAGAGACTATTGCTACAGGCTTAAGAACCATTTTTACTCGTTTACAACGAGGAGCTACAATAAATGCTCTTAAGCAATTCGGAGTAGATCTTACAGATGCAGAGGGTAAATTCGTAGGAGCCTATAAGGCTGTAGAACTATTGTCTAGTGGACTTAGTAAGCTAGATCCTAGAGATTTGAAATTCTCACAAATTGTAGAAGAATTAGGTGGTTTTAGACAGATTGGTAAGGTTATTCCTCTTATTCAACAATTCACAACTGCACAAGAAGCCTTAAAAGTAGCACAAAGAGGCCAAGGATCGTTAGCCTTGGATGCTGCTAAAGCACAAGAATCTTTAGCTAATAAAATTACTAAAGTAAAAGAAGAATTTTTTGCTTTGTTTAGAGAGATTGGTAATTCAAAAGGTTTTCAAACTATGATACGAGGAGCACTAGATTTAACTAGTGCTATGATTAAAGTTGCAGATAGTATTAAAGGTATTATTCCGGTTTTAGGAGTTTTAGGAGCATTTAAAGGAGCGTCCGCTCTGACACAATTTACTGCTGGATTTATTGGAGGGTTCGGCAAAAAACAAAAAGTAAATTCTGGTGGATATATCAAGAAATTTGCTCGCGGTGGTGTGGTACCAGGAGTAGGAGATGGCGATACTGTTCCAGCTATGTTAGAACCCGGAGAGTTTGTGATTAGAAAAAAAGCTGTTCAAGCTATAGGAATGAATAGATTGCATAGAATGAACAAATATGCTGGAGGAGGAAAAGTTTCTATTAAAAAACTATCTGAATCTAGTAAAGGCGGATCATTTATAAAGAAAGCACAAAGAGATAATTCAGATATTATTCAGTATGCTGACGAGGTATTTGCTACCGAAAAAAGACAAAAAATTTCACTATCAGAAGCCGACAAAAAATACTTATTTAAGCAAAGTCTTAATCCCAATCGATTCAAGCCTGGAGAAAAAAGATTTAAAGGAAGCATAGAGAATCTAAATAAAAATGTTTGGGGAACAGCTTTTGAAAATTTAATGACTAAAAGATTAGGTAAACAATGGAAAACTACTAGTTCCAATAAAGATTATGGAGGTAGTTATCCTTTAGATTTATATAGTAGTGATGGAGATTTTGCAGAAGTTAAGTTTACAGATAGACCAGTTAGTTATCAACATATATTAAGTAAAAAATTAAGACATAAATTATTACAACCTAAAAATACATGGAAATTTACTCAGAAAAGAGATGCTGGCCCTAGAGCTATTGACTTAGGAGAAGCATTAGTTTATGAGACTGATGAGGTAGAGAAACGAAAATTTATAGAACAATTTAAAGCAGGACAATTAGAGGCTAAAAGATCTCGACAGAAATTTGCTGTAGGAGGCTCGGTACAGAGACGGGTTGGGTATATAGATTATGATGTTATAGCTAATGAAGCTAATAAAAATATTGTTGAAGCCGGGATGAAATCTTCTGGTACTACTGGCCCTAGATTATATGCTGATTATTTAACTCAATTAGCTGTTAGATCGCGTAAAGCTAATAGTTTAAACAAACTAAGCGCAGTTTATGGGGTAGCTGGTTCTGGAAAAACTACATTAGCTCGCGGACAAGGTACAGACAAAGGGAAATTAAGACAAACAGAAAGATTTCCTATCTTAAGTCCTGAAGATGTTTCAAAAGCTACCGAAGTTTTGATATTGAGTAGCAGTGTTTCTAAGTCTAAAATGGATGACTACTTATCTAGCGTAGATAGAGCATATACGTTGAGTAGTACTACTTCAGCAGAAAGAGAACGAGTAAGATCTCAGAGAAGTGCTAGAGATACTACTGGAGTTGGATTAGAAGGACGTAAGCCTGGAACTACTACAGGGGTATCAGCAGACACTGCTGTAGGAGAGGCTTTACTAGGAGATGCATTAGGTAAAAAATCTGTAGTTCTTGGTAGATCAACTTCTGGTAGACTAAGACGTAAAAAAGGAAATGAATTAGTAGAAACCATAAAGAAAAAAATAGGTTTCACTTGGGGTAGTTTTTCTCCAATGACAGCTGGCCATGAAAGTATTATGGATGCCGCGGCTGCTATGGGTATTCCGCCAGAAGATTTTCTATATTTAGTCGGATCTAATGAAGGTATTAAAAGTGGTGATCCATCTAGTTATAGAACAGCAGTATTTGATCAAGACTTTAGAGTTATGTTGGCTAAAGCTGGTGCTGGTACTAGGGGAGCTAGAGTATTGCCTAAGCCTAGAGATTTTGAAGTACCACAAGCGTTTGATATTACAGATCCTGGTAGTGGCCGTCGTAAAGTACTATTGCCCCAAAAGGGAAGCAAAGCTTTCGTAGCAGATAAGACAGCAGAACAAACAGAAAAATATAAAGCCGCAGGATACGGAGTAGCCAATATAGAAAGAACTGGTGGTATTAGTGGTACTATGGTCAGAGATCTTATTCTTTCTGGTCAAACAGGAAAATTAAAAGAAGTCTTGTCTCCTGGTGTTTATGGTATTATACTTAAAAATTTAAGTAAATTACAAAATAGATCTAATGTATTACCAGAAATTATATCAGAATCACAAAAAACAGAAGCTGTATCTTTACAAGATATTGATAAAGAAATAGATAAGTTAGGAATTAAGAGAATAGATACTAAACGAGCACAGACAGATCCGGAATATGCCACCCAAGTAGAAGCACTACAAGAACTAAGAGCAAAAAAACAAAAGATTAAAAGCATAGGATCATTTAGGCCGTATGAGATATTAGCTAGATTAGCACAAGCAGAACCAGACAAATATGCATTAGATTTTACTGATGTTCAACGTAAAAATTTAGGCGGCTTTATTCAAAAATTATCTGTTGGAGGTTTCGCCGAAGTAGCGTCCAAAGGCAGATCCGAACTATTGGGATTAGCTTCTAAGTATGGTATCGCTAAGCCAGTTAATATATATGATATATTAGGTAAAAGAGCAAGTAGTAAAACCCCATTATCCTCTTTAGAGTCAGCTACTAAACAGTCTTTTATACAGTCTATTGTTGATGCTATGTCTAGTGAGCAACAGTCAGCGGCAGTAGATAGTGCTATCGCACAAAATAGAAAAATAGCAGTTGTTGGAATATCAGGAGAACGATCATCTTCAGAAGTTAAGACTGTTGGCGCTACAGATAAAGAAACCGGAGCTTCTGTAAGAGCGGTTCCTGCCACACTACAAACAGGATCACTGCCTCCTGGAGTAGCTAAAAGAGTACAAGCACTAATTCGTAATAATGTAGAAAGATTAGTGAATGATGTTGGCAGACAGATAGCAAAAGCCGCAGGCACCTCTATACAACCTAATCGTAAAACTTTGCGTAATATAGCCGGTAAAGATTTAGAAGATATAGCCGGATCTATTTTTGAAAAAGGCTTAGGACTAGCTAGTGGCAATTACGATCCTTCATCAAGTTCTATAGACTTTTTAGGAGGTCTTAGTAGTCCAGTTGCTTCATTACTAGGTGTTGATCCTGGTGTTATGACAGACGTAACTAATATGGCTTCTATGGATAATGCTAAAAGGAAAGTAACAAAAGGTCAATTTGATAGAGGCCGATTAGAAGCACGAAAAAAACTTGGTCGTTCACAATTTGCAGAAGGAGGCTTAGTACAAAGATTTAAATTAGGCGGATCAGTCTATGATCTGCAAAAAGGAAGTGGATTATCCAACCCAGAATTTAATGAGTTGGTAAAATTTGCTAATACTAATGATTTTAGTATGGATGAGTTTAAAACTTATTTAGCACAAAGCATTCAGAGAAAGAAAAATAAAGCAGGACTAAGAATGAATCCTGCTAGTCTATTAAGCGCTATTACTCCTGAAACTCCTAGAGCTACTGCTAATCAATTAGCACTAGCTAATATGCTCAAAGGACCAGTAGATGCTAAATTTAATCCAAAATATGACAATTCTATCAAGTATGCTGTAGGAGGAAGTGTTGAGGATACTGTACCAGCATTATTAACTCCTGGCGAATTTGTTATAAATAAAAAAGCAGCACAACGAATAGGATCTGCTAGACTACATACATTAAATAGAGCAGATAAAATTCAAGGATTTAATAAAGGAGGTGTTGTTCAGCGTTTTGCTAAGGGTGGAACACCAGAAAAAATGGCTGAGGCTGTTGGATCTTTTGATCCGGTATCGGCAAAAACGGAGAAAGCATTAGAGGCTGCTGTAGAACAGTTGATGGATAAAATAATTAAAGATATTATAGCTATCAATCCTTCGGTAGGTTTTGATACCGCATATGCTCAGGCAAAAGATCAAGTTACGCAAGCAGACTTTACAACTATGAGAGCTGCTGAAACAGGAGATCAAAAAGCAGCTAATTCTGTTGCTGACGCTCAAAGGAAACAAGCATTAGCTATAGCTAAACAAATTCGATCCATAGATAATAGTATATCTATGCAAGAAGCACTATCTGCGGCGGAAAGACAGGTTGCAGATGCTTGGGGTGGTTTATATAGACGAACAAAAACAGCTGAACAAAGCTCATCTTTATTATCTAGAGCTATGGACAATACCAGAGCAGCTATGAATAAAGCTCAAATGGCTATGTCTAAGCTTGATCAATCAGGTTTTAGTAGGGGAATGAGAGGTGTGGTTGGTGGTAACGTTGGCTTTTACGGTAGTATGGCAGTTGGTATGTTAGCTGGTCAAGGTGAAAGCTTTTTTGGTAAGAAAGATGCTAATATTAATAATGCATCAAGAGTTGCAGCATTCGAGGCCGGAACATCTACCGTTGCCACAGGATTAGCAACGGCCAGCTCTTTAACGGCTATACCAGGGGTTGGTCCATTCATAGCAGCGATGGTACTAGGTGTTACTGCTATAAAAGCATGGACCGATGGAGTCAAAGCTGCTACAGAAGCCGCTTTGGAATTTGCATTAAGAGAGTCTAATAGAAAAGCAGAAAATTCTGCTGAAGCATTAGGGAAGGCTTTGGATAATTTATCTAAAGATGTAAATAATGTTGATTTACAAAATTTGGTTAAGACTAGATTACAAGAAAATATTAAAGATAATAGTGAAGTATTTAATGATCAATTTGCTGATACTCGCAATAAAGTTATAGAGCGTACAAAATCAGAAAGAACTTTGATGGAGTGGGCTGGAGAATCTAGTTTTATTGCCCCTTTGTTAGGATATGGAGATACTACATTTAAGCCAGAGTCAATTAACAGTTTTTCTTTAACTGGTAAAGATTATGAGACTATGGCCAAAGATATGGCTCCAAAATATCAAGAAGCCAATAGAGCAGCAATGATGAGTATTGAACGTGCTCTTCGTTCTGGGGTTGCTTTAAGCGGTCAAGAAGGAAAAGATTTAGCAACAGCACCAGAATATGCTAATGAAAGAATGGCTATAATAGGATCTGATAGACAAGCATTAGAAAAAATACTACCTTTAATGGCCAGAGAGGAAGAATTACGAAAATCAGGCAATGAAGCAGCCGCTGACGAAGTTAAAGCAAATAGAGAAGCTATTATTTCTGAGATGATTAAAAACAATGCTTCTATCCAAGCCGCTAAAAAATCTATAGAATTAGCTAAAGCAATGGAAGAGGCTAATAGGGCTGGTAGACAACTAGCTCTTAGCTTTAATCAATTATATGATACTATTGGTCAATCTATTAATAGAATACAATTTGAGTCCAAAGCTAGACAACAAGCTGCTCAATCTAGTGTGAATGCTCTTAGAGGAAATGCTAGTATTGAACAGCTTGATTCAAAAGCTATTAATGTATTAGAAAATCCACTAGCCTATAAAAATGATCCTAAAGCGTTTAGAGAAGCAGCTGATAGTGCTGCGAATATGCTAGGTGGCAAACAAGGTCAAATGCTACGAGGAGCCGCTATAGCTTCTGTGGAACTTCCTGATAAAATGACCAATGCTATTGCTCAAGAACTTAAGGGTAATGCTGGATTAAGTCCAGAAGAGGCTGCTAAGATCGCTATCACAAAAGGTACAGAAGAGATAAAAAGTCTTAATTTACCACCAGAAATTACTAATCAATTAATAAAACAATTAGAAGGCAATATTAAGTCTAGTCAACAGCAACTTAGTAAGGATATGGAAGAGTCAGGAGGTAATCCTCAAGAAGCCTTAGATAAGTTTATAGAATCTATTAGAGATACAAGCAAGTCTTTAGGAGAAATTGGAGCGCGAGCAGTATCAGAATCAGCAGCTCTACTAAAAGAAAGACAAAGAGCATTTAATCAATTCATCGAAAATGTTCAAGAAGCAGCAAAAGCAGCTAAATTAGCTGAAAATTATTTTAAGAGCGCTGATAAGATTAGATATCGCGGAAAGATGGATCTTAGAGAAGCACAAACTGGTGTGGGAGAAAGCTTTGAAGAAGCCAAGGCTAGATTTGATCAAGAAGTAGGAGATCTAACAGGTGGTATTACCGATCCAACAGCTATTCGTCAAAATATACAAAATCTAGAACAACAAAGACAACAACAGCAAGAGGATCTTAAAAAAGCTAATGATGCCGGAGATGTTGACGAAGCCAAAAAACTAACGACAAATTTAACTGCTACTAATACTGCTCTTAATAATAATAGAGAAGCATTAGATAAATTAGCAGATAGTGCTGAGTTGGCACAAAAAGCTTTAGATGAAGTTAAGAATATCAAAGGATTACAACAAGGTCGTGAAGACTTTGTGAATAAGTTATTAACTGGTACGCCTGAAGAGATGGAAAATCTTAATAAGGCAATGATTAGATTACAAAGAAATCTATCTGGTGGATTAAATAATCCGGATAACCAGAGAGATGCGCGTAAAGCATTTAATGAAACATTACGACGCACAGGTAGTGTCAGAGAAGCTTCCAAAGCAGGTAATACTGTATTAGCCAACCAGCGTAAAGAAACATTAGGACTAATGCAAGATCCTGGTTTTAGAGCTATGCTCACATTAAATATGAAGAATCAGGGCATGTCTGATCAGCAAATTGATCAAAGATTTAGACAGCAAGAAGCTACTCTTATGAGGCAAATGGCCGTAGAGAGTGGAATGAGTCGCAATCCTATGGTTCAACAAGCAATAGCAGCCAAATTAGATCCTAATGCCGATCCTGCTATGAAAAGAGCTGCTGAGCAGTTTTTACAAACTGTTGGCTTACAAGCTAAAGCCACAGAAGAACAAGGCCGTTTAGAACTAGCTAATGCTCAAAGATTGCTAACTACTGCTACTGATGATTTAAATTTAAGTATTAAAAACTTAACTGATACTATTAATGCTAATATGGGCTTAGATGGCAAAGTAGCTAATGCTAAACAAAATGCTGCTGGTCAAGAGATGGTAGCTTTAAACTTTGGATTGCCTAGACCATCTCAACCTATGAGAGCTTCTAAGGGAGCTTTAGTTGATTTTTCTCCTAGAGGATCAGATACTGTACCAGCAATGTTGACTCCTGGAGAATTTGTAGTTAATGCAAGATCTACAGCACAACATCTGCCATTATTAAAGTCTATTAATAGTGGATCTAATATAGTGCCAACAATTATGAGAAAGGGAGGATTGGTTTACTTAAGTCGTGGAGGATGGTTAGCCAATTCGCTTAGAAAGGATAAAACTTTAGATCAAGACCAAACCTTTTTTGATCAGAGAGTAACAGAAGCTAATCAAGCATACTTAACAGGAGGAGGTAAAGAAGCTCTTAAACAACAGTTAGATGCTGCTGAGAGCGCTGCCGGTAACGCTGATCGCGAATATTCGTTCCTGTCTTCTGATGCCACAACACCAGAACAAGCAGCTAATGATTATGTGATGAATCAAGATAGGATAGAATGGCTTAATATGTCTCCAGAAGAAAGACAAGCGAAGGTCGCACCATTTATGGATCAGGCTCGCTCTGCCTTTAATACTAAACAAACATGGAGATATGGAGCAGACCCCGATAATCTTGGAGCAGGAGCACTATCTCAAGAACAAATAGATAAAAATATTCAGGATCGTCGAGAACAGTCTATTAAAGCATCTAATCAGGCTTACTCTTTAAGAAAACAATATGAAGAGCGAGAAGCTAAGGGTATGGACTATAGAACTCCTAGTCAACAATTAGAAGCAGATAAATTAAGTGTTAGACGAAGCTTGGAAGAAGATAGACAAATAGCTACCGGAGAAAAAACACTAACGCCAGAAGACATGGAAGTTAGACGAGCAGCTAGCGGGCGCGCAGATGGTATTGCTACAGAAGAACAAGTAGATAGTTATATTCGCCAAAGAAGAGATCAAGCAGAAGCAGCAGCAAAAGCAGCAGATACAGAAATGGGGGCTCGTAGACTAAATAATACTAGAGAATTAGTTGATCAGAGATTCAATTTTGCTTTTAATCAAGGTATGGGCAAAACATATACTACTAGAGATGGTGCTACTTATATAGCTGATCCTACTGGTATGTTTAGGGACAAATCTGGTAAGAAAATAGACGGAAGTATTAGGGCCGAACAGATCTATAAGGATCCATCTGATATCAACAAATACGAATCATCTGCTTATAATTTAGAGGCTATGAGATTCGGTAATGAAGGTCCTTATAAGAATATAGGTTACTCAGAAAGAAGAACAACAAGACCAATTTCGATAGACGGTATTCCTGGAGCAGAGGAAGTTACCACAACTAGTGCTATGAATTTGTCTCTCTCTCCAGCATCTCCTATTGCTAGAAACGAAGCAGCAATAAATGCTCATATGGAGGAGGCTCGACCTATTGTACGAGCTATGAATACTCCTATGACTGATAGAGATAGAAGAAGACTAGCATCCAGTATGAGGAGTCAAGGAGCATCTAACGAACAAATTAATCAAACTCTTGCTACAATACCTGTTATGCGTGGACCTAGAAATATGGCAGAAGTTGGTATGTATAGAGAAGGCGTGGCTCGTGGTATGACTATTGATGAGATTGCTTTTGAAAGACAACAGGCTTATCTAAATAGATATAATCCTAAAATTAGAGAAGGTTTAGAAAATGAACTTTTAAGTTCAGGAACGCTACGAGAACCGTCACAAAGACAACGAGCATCAATCCTAGAAATTATACAACAAATTCAATCTGTTTTAGATAGTGGTCAAAATACATCAAGCTACTCTGATGCACAACTACAGAATGCATTAAGAATCTTAATGAGTATCGTAGCAGCTAAAGCGGAACGTAATAGAATCTGGGGAATAGATTCTTTAAAATCTGATACTGTATATGCTAGTACGGGTAAATTAATAGATTTTGCTCCTAAAGGAACTGACACGGTTCCAGCGATGTTGACTCCCGGAGAATTCGTTGTTAATGCTAGATCTACTGCTCAACACCTACCACTATTGAAGGCTATTAATAGTGGATCTGATGCTATGGTATCAAAAACCATGAGTAAGGGCGGTGTGGTTTATTTGGCTAGTGGTGGACAACCAAAGAAAGAGGAGCAGGTAGCTAACAATGGGGTTTCTCCAGCAGATCAACAAGAGTTAGTTAGACTACAAAATGAAAGGATTGCAGCAGATCAAGAACAGATGTTTATTACCAATGGGGCTATGGTAGACACATCTGCTAGACAATGGACAGAAGAACAATTTGGATCTAAATGGAGCAGTATGACGGAGGAGCAACAGAATGCTGAGACACAGAAGAATTTACCTAGATTTCAACAACTAGACCAGGATTACACAGCGAGAAGAGACGCTTATGTTGCTGAAAAAGGAAAAGCAGATGAAGCTACGGGTTTATGGAGTAGTGATAGATTTACTAGTGAACATCGACTTAGTTTTTTCAGACAAGAGAGAGACAGATCACAAGCCGCTTATGCAGCGGCATCACAGGCAGAGTATGATCAACAGACAAAAATGCGAGAAGCTAGTAAAGATGAAAAGTCATCGACTACTATGCCTCCGACTGCGGATGGATCTAGGCCAGCCACTATGCCTCAATATGCCCCAACCAGCTCATCAGAATCTGCGACAGCACTATCTCGCACATCAATAGCATCTAGAGACGCAGCCAGAAGATCATTAGCAAATATTCCCCAGGCACAAAGAACACCAGATCAACAGAATAGATATTTACAGCTAAAGTATGAAGATGATTTAGCTAAAGGTAGAATTTCTAGTAGTATTACTGCGGATCAGTTTGTAGAACAAGAAAAACAAAAACAATACGCAAGAGACGATAAGCGTTTCGACGTATTGTCTAAAAAAGACCCTGATTCGTTGTCTCAAGCCGATTCTGATTTTCTATTCGATTATGAAACACAGCAACGAGACAGACGAAAAGCAGTTATTGCCGAAGTTAAACAAAGAGAAGAAGCATTCGGTAAAACTTTATCTGACGCTGAAAGAGCAGCAGAGAATAATACCAAGACCCTAGATCGTGCAAAAACCACAGCAGAAGCTTATAAAACCAGTGTACAATACGGCATTGATCAAAAGAACCTATCAAAGATAGAAGAACAAAGACAGACCGCCCAATTTGAGAATTTCTTGTCTACTAATATGGAAGCAGGAATCAAAGATACTGCTGCTTTAGGTAAATTCTGGGCAGAACAACAGGAGGGAGTAGTTAAACAAGAAGAAAAAGATCGACTTGCCCTTAAGTACGAAAAAGATGCTAGTGAATTCATTAAGAAGAATACTGATGCTAAAACCGGTGAGTTTAATGAAGAATTTAAGCAACAAAGACAAGCACAAAAAGATGAAGCTAAAAAACGAGACACAACTGTCGCCGCCCTGATCAATGAGGACTTTGGTCAACAGCTAGGAGCTGCTCAAAAAGATATTAACGATAAAGTATTTACCTTTGTTGATCCTGTAGATTCACGACTTTCCGAAGATAATATAACACAGATTAAGAATCAGGCAGCGGCTTATAGACAAGCGGCAGATAACTTGGCTGGTATCAAAAATGTAGATAGTACCAAAACTATTGAGGAATATAGAAACCAAGCAGCTAAACTAGAAGAAAGAGCAGCATCGTTTACTAGTAGTACAAAAACACAAGCAGCACTAGATCAGACCAAGGGTTCTATTGTACGATCTAACGAGTCACTAGCATCAACAGTTAGACAAAATACTCTAAATGCCGCAATGGCTGATAAGAGTATTGATAAATACGCATCAGATAAAGATGCTGCTGCCAAAGCTGAAGCTCAAGCCGCAGCGGCTCAACAAGCAGCAGAACAAAAAGCAGCACAAGCTAAAGCAGATGCGGAAAAGAGACAAGCAGAACAAGCTGCTGCGCAACAAGCTAAAGTAGCACAAGAAGCAAAAGCTAAGCAAGATAGTTTATGGATTAATAGTAGCAATCCATTGACGGCTGGTCTAGGTTATCTGGGTGGGTTGGGTCAAGCCACCGGAGAAATGGCTTATGGTGCTGCTAATGTTGTGGCCGGTGCAGCTACAGTTGCTGCTAGTCCGGTTATTGGATATTTCGCTGGCAACAGTGCAGAAGAAGTTGCCAGAGGAGAAAAATTAGCAGCTCAAACCAGAGCTATTCAAGAAAAACAAGCAGCTATGGGAGTATTGGGACCACAGGGATCAGACCAAAATGCTGCTTTAGCACAAGCTCAAGCATCAGATTATAAAGGAGAATCATCAACAGCAGCGGCAGCTTCTGTAGGACTTAACGCCATGGCACAAGGAGCATATACAGCCGTTGAAGCGGCTCAGGCCGTAGCCGGTCAAGGCCCAATTATGACGGGAGATAAAACATGGTTACATCAAGGCGATGATGAAAGAGTACAGCAAGCAGGACCATATGGCGGAGCTACTAGATTTTTTCAAAATACAGGCTATGTTGCTAGTCAACTAGCTCCTGCCGTAGCAGGCTTAACTAATCCAGCTCCTGGTGCTGGAATTTTAGAAAAATCAGCAAGAGCATTTAGCGCACTAGATAATTTAGCTACTTCTCCTGGAACAGTAACCAGCTTCGCTGGTAAAGCACTAGGTTCTATAGGTAATAGAGTCACAGGAGGAAGACTGTCCTCTTTCACCGCCCCGGTATCTGATATGCTATCTTCTGGTCTGGGATTCATTAGAGGTAAAGCTGCTAAAGGTGTTAAATCTATGGCAGATACGGACTTTGGGAAAGATATGATTGGAACATTTAATGCTGTAAAAGATAGTGTATTTTTACGAGGACCAGCTAGGGCAGATATCGATGTAGCCTATGGTAATATTGGATCTATTGACGACTATTTTGATAGTGCTCGTAAATCTATTGCTGGAGGCAAGCTATCTCCCGAAGCAGCTATGAAATATCACCGTAAAGAAATTTTAGAAAAAGCCATGAAGATGAGAGAAGCAGATATGGCTAAAGCTAAAATGTATTCACAGCTAACAGGAGGAGATCCTACCAAAGTATCAGAAGTTCTGAGATCTCAAAAAGGTATCAGAGGACTAGGAACAAAAGAAGACCCGTTTACTGTACCACCAAGATCAGGTCAGGTGGTATCAGACTCCTCAACTAAAGCACAACTAGACTCTATGAGACAGCCAGGAGGAGTAAACTACAATCCACCGACAGGTACTGTTGGGGATCCGTTTTTTGCTACCGGTAAAGTAGACAGTGTTGCTTCTTCTACTAATCCTACACGAAGTAGTGCAAAAACATCATCTGATGATTTAGTAGATCCACTACAAGCCAACGCTGCTAGAGCTAGGGCTAAAGAAGCAGCAGAATCGGCAGAGACACAAAAGAAAGCAACTAGAGCGGCGGAATCAGCTAAAACAGCCAAAAAAGAAGCTGAACAAAGAGCCGAATCAATAGCTAAACAAAAGTCATTAGATGAGCAAAGAATCAAAGCAGAACAATTAAAACAACAACAAGCATCAGAAGCAAAACAGAGAGCAGAAGCAGCTACAAAACAAAAACAAATTGAAGAAGCACAATTAAAACAAGCACAAGAGAATAAATTAAAACAACAACAAGAAGCATCTGCTGCTAAGGCTAAAGAGCAGGCGCAAATCAATGCTAGTAGTTCATCTCCTAAACAGGAAAATAGAACAAGAGAATCTCTAATATCACAATTATCAGAAAAGCAAGCTACTATATATGATATAGTTGGAGCTAAAGCAGGACAGTCTATTAGTCCTGATGATGTTAGAACATTACAACGACAAGGCAGTAAGTGGTTACATCCAGATTTACCTTCTAATAGGGAACTAGATCCTAGTTTACAGACAAAATTGAATAAGATCATAGAATTGGCTTCTGATCCAGCTGCTTTAGAACGATATAATTTGGGACTTAAAATGGGATATACTCACGACGATCTGATGGAAGCCTGGATCAGAGGAACTAAGTTTAGTAAAAAAACACTCAAACGAAGAAGACCAGACATTAATCCTTCTCCAGCAGCTAAAATGAATAAGGGAGGTATAGTTTATGCTAATAATGGAGCCTTAATAGCTGCTAGACAAGGCACCGATACTGTTCCTGCTATGCTAACTCCGGGCGAATTTGTAGTCAATAGACAAGCCGCTCAACAACACATGCCAGTATTAAATGCTATTAATAATGGCTATTATAATCGTGGTGGTATTGTACAATATTTGGCTAATGGTGGTTTAGTTAGTCCTCCTAAATATTATCAAGAAGGAGGTCAAGTTACTAATACGGGCTCAGCTAATAGTGGTGTATCTACTGATATTGGGAATGCTATAAATGCTGCTATGGCTGGATTAAGCAATATTGTTGGCCAAATTTCACAAGTTAAAGAAGTAGCCTCCATGTTTAATGAAGCCATTGGTAATTTCGGTAGTATTGGACAAACCGTAGTAGATGGCATGACAGGAGCTTCATCAAATCTAGCTCAAGTTGGCACAGAGTTAAACCAGTTTGCACCAGAAGTTAAGTTTACCGGTAGAGTTGAAACAGACCATAGATTTAATGGTCTAGAAGCAGCAAATAATGTATTAAATACTCTAGGACCAACAATGGCTGAAAATACAAAAAATCAAATGAATAATGCTTTTCAAAGAGTAAATAAGGGTGTGGGTAATCTAGACGCTGGCGTATTTGGTCCAGATTCATCTAAAATAATGGGAATGGCATAATGTCTAATAAAATTACAAAAATATTTGATAATATTGGTTTTACATTTATAACTAAAAATAATAGTTTTACTAAACACGCTATTATTAGCGGATTTAATTATTTATCTCATAATCATATTGGATATTATATCCCTTATTTAGCCCGTAATGTTCAAAATCAACAAATAGAGACCGGAGTTGGGGAAGTCAAATTAAATAATGAAGGAGACATAGTTGTCTCTAGATTAAATATAGTTTATAGCTCCAATAATAATAGTCCTATTAATTTTGATAATACATCAGACAAAAATGAGTTTTACTTATTTGCTAATCAACAAATTTTTGACGCCTCTATACATAATACCGTTGTATTAGATAAAGATTATAAAGCTAACTCAGTTAAAGCCCTCTACCTAGCAGACTGCACCAATCAAGACATTAATCTGTCATTACCTTCTGCTTCTATAGCATCTAATATTGTAGTAGAATGTAAAGTTATAGGATCGGGAAATCATCATCTATTAGTTAGAGATTCTAATAATAGTGTTGTAGCAAATTTGACGCTTAATGAATATATAAAGATTGCTAGTGATGGCAAACAATGGATAATTGTAGATCGTCAAACAGAATCGAATATTGTAGTTGGAACACAGTCGTTATTTGATGGCTCTGAAACTGTGTTGCAAACCATGAGCAGCCCTCAAGGAGACGATCAATCTCTACAATATAAAAGTGGTAATGATTTATTAGGATCAGAAGCTTATTGGGATTCTTTAAATAGTCAAATGCTTATTGGCAGTGATAGTATTGCTGATGCAAATGTGATACTTCCCTCCTCTGGTAATACGGTATTTAATAATAGCAAAAGCAATGGAGATTTTATAGTTTATGGTAGTGGCAACAGAAATCTCTTTTTTGCCTACGATGGCAGACTAGGCATTAACATACCTTCTGGTGCTAGACCATCAACTATTTTTCACGTTGTAAATAATATATGCCAAGAAGGTTTTAGACTAGAAAATCGTAATAGTTGTCATCCAGCAAATATGACACTATATCACAAGCCGTCAACTACTATATTACCTAATAGTGTTGTAGGACAAATAAATTTAGCGGCTAAAGATGGCAATAATAATAAAATAGACTATGTATCTTTAGAAGCTAGGGCCGTAGATCTAAATAACCCAAAGGGCGCTTTTGATATAAATATTAGATCTAATAATACCGGTATTAATATACTAGCTGCCGACCCTAGTTCTGTTAAAGTGGGATATAGTGGTATTAATTTATCTATTAATAGCAATACTAATGTTGTACAACTTAAAAATGCGTCTAATAGCATTAATTTAGGAACTAGTTCAACAACAATAAATAGTAATACTATTTCTCTTCAAGGATCTAATATTTCTATTGGTAGTGGTCAGTCTAATACTAATATACCAGGATCATTAATTGCTAACTCAATATCATCATCTAATATTCAGTCTACCACAATGGTAGTGCCTAATATAGCACCAAGCAGCATATTAGTTGTAGATAGTGACAATCAGATTGTAGGCAGTAATACCTTATCAGCAAATAGTTTGGGCACTATCTCATTACCAATTCCCGCTAATAGATTCTTAACTACAACTACAAATGGCGCTATTACAGGTATCTATAATTTAGATGATTATTTTTTAACCGAAGAAGACATTATATGGAATAAATATAATCCTAGATCAGCATCTGTCTGTTTGAGACAAATAACGTTTGATAATCCGGTATCATCTACCGAATTCGTAGTGGGAGATCAAGTTGTTATTACTTCATATGATGGTAATTTTTATCGTAGAATAGTAGGAATAGATTCCTCATCTGATCAAATTACAGGTTTATTACTAGATCAAATTGTTACTCAAACTACTGTGGCAGAAGTTACTGTCTTGTCTATTACGCAAGCTGGTTTTTTGTCAATAAGTAAAAAGGTTGATAATGGAATTATTTCCGATGCCAGTGAAAATATTCTTAGCATAAGACCATTAACTAATACTGTTTTTAATACTAGACGAAAAGATATTGATTTTACTATATATGGTATTGATCCTCAGCCAGCCCTAAATATTAAAGCAAATATTGGAAGATTAAGTTTTCAGTCAGGAGAATACGCCCCTTTTGCAACCACAGAATCTGATGTTTTTCCAATTATCATTAATTCTAGCGGCATAGGACTATCCAACACATTCTCTTCTGCTAATTTTAACTATAACTATAATAATACTAATTTATTTAGTGGTATAGTTTCTGATGTAGGATCAAATGGTAGACCTTCTTATTACGGTACTTATGACCAAAATGGTAATGCTTCTGAGTGGGTAGATAAGCCTTCCGTAATAGAATCTAGAGACATAGAAGAGTTTGTTTGTGGAGGCTCATACCTAACTCCTCTGGCTACTGGCGGTTCTGCTCCGATTGGACCTAGTGGTCTTAAACATATAGAATCGCTGGTCCGCGGTTCGGGATATAATTATGTAGGTTTTAGAATCGCTTCTTTATTCAATATCACGGACTCTGCCAACATTATCAGCACTACTGGTCTAGGATTATCTTTTGTTAGTGTTGCTGATCCTCAGAACAGATCCGATGACTCTACAACATATTTGAAAGTTAATAATTCATATTCTCCAGTTATTATTAATGATTTAGGGGTAGTTCCTAACACTTATAGAATAGGCCGCAATGAAATCACTAATAATCAATATTGTATATTCTTAAATGCTGTAGCAAAAATTAATGACAGAGGACTATACGATAGTAGAATGGGTTCTGATTCTCAGGGAGGTATACTCAGAATAACGGACGATAATAATGAGTATGTGTATACTACGAAACCAAATATGAGCAATAAGCCAGTATTATTTGTGAATTATATTAGTTGTATTAGATTCATTAACTGGTTGCATAATGGAGCTAATTTAAATTTATTAGAAGACAATATAGATTATAATCTTGACATTGGTGCATATAATGTATTATATATTGGAGATTTATCATATAATGTAGTTAAGTCTTCATATAGAAAATATTGGTTACCTAACTTAAACGAATGGCATAAAGCCGCTTATTATTCTCCGGTAGATACTTTATCTACCAGAGGAACATCTGCGGTTACAGTAAAAAGAAACGAGCCGTTTTTAGTAGCATCTGGAACAGAAAATACTACAAAACAACCCGCTTCTTTATTTGCCAACTTAAGTGTTAGTGGATGGTTATACGTTGATCATATCATAGTTGGTGACGGTACTATTAGATCTCCAAGAAAATTTACAAACATAACAGCACCAACAGAAGAGGATACGTCTGGTCAGGTTGCTCCTAATGGTACTCTTGTGGTACCAAGAACCAATTTACAACCACAATGGGACAATCCTAACGCTATTGTTTATGAAGATCATGTAAGTTGCGTATCAGATGGTTGCTCATTTAATGCTAAACCATTAAGATTAGATTCAGATGTTGCTGCTTTATGTACCGATCAAGATTTAATAGATAGTAATAATACTCCTTGGTGGTGTGATAATCCTAACAATGGTCCAACGTGGTTTAATTAATAGGAAATAATTATGAGTAACGAATGGTATACAATACTTGGTCCCGAAGATTGGGACGGCGTTAATATCAATACCGGCAACAAAAAAGTTGATGGTAAATATTTTAATATTTTAGGAGATAAAAACGTACAACTATCTGCTAGTGGCATTATGTGGCTAGTGGGAGGTTCTGGTATTCGTTTAATTAGCACTGGTCCAGTAGATGCTAGTGGTTTTCGTGCGCATGATGCTCATGCTATTCGTTATCATAAGATAGATTATAGTGGAAATATTGTGCCTATTTACCCTGGTCCAACAGGCGCCGTTTTATACAAGGCGGACGATGAGAATGCGGCGGGCATACCGGGAGATTTGTTAGTATATAATACTGGCATTAATAAATTAACTATGCCTTCGCAGCCTTTTGGAGCACTAGGTATACCGTCTGGAGATGTTAAGGCATTATCAGTATTCACTCCCGTGCAATTTATACCACAAACAGTAGTAGGTTCAGGAGAATCCGCAACGACGATTCCTGCCAAAGTAGAAATAGATGGTAATGCTATTTTTAAACAAGATGTGCAAATATATCCTAATTTAGCAGGATACAAAGATAGCATCTTAACTCATATGGGTAAAGATGAGCCAGCGAAATGGGTGCCCGCTCCGTATCTCAAGGCAGACGGAGTTTTATGGAATCGATATCCAAAAAGACCAGTAAAGTTTGATGAAGATAAAAATACAATGATCTTTTATCTAAGTAAGCCAGACTGGGCTCAAGATTGGGTCGATGCTCCAACTGTTGAAAAATTAGATATCGAAATGGGCGATGGTAAAGATACAATTGAAATTTTAAGAGATGACGATAGATTATCTGGTTATGTTAAGTTTGCTTCACAGATCAGATATATTGTAGATGACACTAATCCTGACATCACTACTCCTATTACTTTTTTGTATGAAGAGGTACAATTTAAAGACCCTTATGATCCACTAGGAGAAGAAGCCCCACTGCAAGACGGACTAGCTGTTAAATTATGTCCTCCAGAGCCTATTAATGCCACATGGGCCGGAGGCAATAATACTGGATCTCCTATTGGTTCTGGTAATGGTTATGCTTGGTCTGTAAATCGGGGAGGATACTTGGATATGCAGCTTGGTAAAGATGCTAAGTATAGATTTAATTGCGTAGATCCAGACGATCCGGCCACCATCCCAGCCAATCCGGAACAAAGTCCGGTATTTAAGTTTAAACCTAGTACTATGAACACTATTAGTATTAGACCAAATGTTAATACATCATTTAATAAGTTAGCAGAAAATATTGATTTTATTATATATGGAGAAAGAAAAACCCAATTTAATAACTATGAAGAAAGCTTATTTGATCTAGACGATTCCAGCACCCCAACCGGTTTAATTCCTGCTTTCAGAGTACACGCCAATATTCCAAATGCTGTGAGCGGTAATATTAGTTCTGGTGTTATATTTAGCAAATATATAGATAGATCCAGGGTTACTCCAACGGGTTGGGATTTCGATTATAATGCTAAGATTAGTATTAATACTAATGATCCTTATATTATTGATACTATACCTTCCGGTACTGGTGTGGTTAATAATGTGACGGCTACGGGATATATTAGTTATTATGCAGATGTGACTATTGGTAGTGTGTTATATAGTAATAATATTATTACGGAAGGGTTGTATCTTAGACCCAAACCATTAGAGAATAATCAAGGAGAGTACATTGCTAATGCTCTATTAACTTTAGACAGATCTGGAAAGATTATTTCGAGAATACCAAAAACCAATGCGACTGCTCCAGGCAAACCATTAAATGTAAGATTAGATCCAGGCCACCAAAATGGTATAGGTAATGGAGAAGCCTCAATCGTCTGGTCGGCACCAGTTTCTGATGGCGGAGAAAAAGTCATCGCTTATCTAATACAATTTTCTATTAATAACGGAGAGTCTTGGACTGATATACCCAATAATTTATATGGAGTAAACTCAGCCTCCCCCACTACTCTATCGGCCACCATTACAGGATTATCACAGTTAGTTCAGTATAGGTTCAGAGTTGCTGCGCAAAATAAGGTTGGAGTTGGTAATTATTCTGATTCTTCTAATACAATAGTGGTTGGAAGTTCTGTACCTAAAGCTCCTCCAAATTTTGTGGCTAGTAGAGCTTTCGATGAAACAGAATTTTCTAATATTCAGTTAACATGGGATCAGCCACAAGCTGGATCTGATGGAGTGATATTAGGATATACTATTGAAGAATCTATTGATAATGGGAATACTTGGTATTGGTATAATGAACCAAGCGCATTGATAACAGAAGTCGGAGAACTAATCACAGGATCAGTCTCTGCTATAGACTATTATTATAGAATCTCAGCATGGAATAATAATGGTCAAGGAGCATATGCTTATCTAAAGAGTGCTAGTAATCTAATTATAGAAATTGATCCAGAAGAAGAGAAAAAAGAAGAAGATAAACGCAATGATGTATTAAGCAATTGGGACTTCGGATCTGTATTATTCACAGGAGTGTGTCAACTATGAAATTATTATTAAAGAGAGATTCAACCAGTACTGGCTTTCCTAGTCCAGATCAGCTAGACGTCGGAGAATTGGTTATGAATAGTGTAACAGGCAAACTTTATACTAAGATCGTTGACGGTTCTATTATCGAATTTATTGGTCAAAAAATCTGTTTTGATCCATTACCGACTATCGATTTATACTATGAAAATAATCTGATTACGAATGATAATGTCGATAATTTTTGTTGTTCCGGAGCAATCCTGGTATTCGTGGTGTCTGCTTTAAAAGTAGACCCTCATGAATATACATTTGAACTAACAGAACTAACTAATAATAGCAATGCTTCGGATATTAATGTTCAAACTCCACAATATGTGGATTACGCTATGACAATCCCCCCAAATGCTAATGGAGGGAACTCTTCTCCGCAAACCAGAACAGTACGTAAAGCTACTGTTCCTATTAATTTAAGCATAGCCAATAATCAAAATGATATTAGTATATTTAAGTTTGCTGTATCTTCTAAAACAGATAATAAGAAATTATTAGAAAAAATTATTATTTTAAAATGCCTATCTACTAATGTATAATTTATGGTAAATTTATGATTAGAACTATCAAATATAGCTTAGAAGAAGGAGAAAAGGGTTTCGTTTTACCTTTTACTCTTCCATCAGGAGGCATAGCTCCAAAAGATCAATATGTATTAACATTTGATGCTCCTGTATCCTTACCCACAGATCCACCGACTACAGTTTCATTCGAACCATCTAATGGTTCTTATGTTATTTTTGGTAGACAAAATTTAGCCCCAAAAACTTTTGTAAAGATTAAGTCTTTGCATAGAGCCGAGACCAAAACATTAATCAGATTAACTATAAAAGATGTATTAAATACAATTTTATATCGCGATTATACAATGATTATTTGTGTGCCTCAGTCAGTGACAGAACTATCGGCTACTTTATTACCAATAAATAGTACTAATAATTTGGGACCCAAAGGAGGTTCTATTGTTAGATTAAATACTATCACTAACGGAAGTCTATCAGGCAATACTGCACAATTAGATATAGGTATGATCGTTAAAGGTCCCGGCATACCAACAAATGATATATATTATATTACTACTATTATTAATGCTACAGATGTTGAATTAAATAAGTCTATAACTATACCTAACAATATTAGTAGTACAGGCACATTCGAATTTATTAGACAAACAGGATGTGTGGATCCTAATACTTTATTAAAAAGATCCGTAATATCAACTTATACTGTATTAGATCAATCTAATAATTGGACATATATAGCTAATAATAAATTAATAACTAGATTTGTGCCTTTTGATATTGACCAAAATTCCGATACTGTTATATTATTGCCAATTAAAAATTCCTCATTATTATTGGCTTCTGATGATCCTATGCCTATTCCAGACGTTAGCATTATTAAATTGGGAGGAAGAGTAATGCGCGATTCTATTTGTGCTTCGCAAGCAATATCATAATAAAGATCATGGTCGAGATCTAATGGTGTAATTAGTAATATAATTCATTTTATAAGGGAGCTGTAATCAGTTTTTTATGATTATAAATAGCCAATTTTTTATCACATATTATACTGGCAAAGAGCCGTTAAAACTAAAAGAAGTTCCCGTTTCATTACAGCCAGGATCTGCTCAGAGAGTAGAATATGACCGATTTATTCAGTCTATTGACACTATATATGGTAGTCAAAAATTAGACGGCACAATTCCTAAGTTTTGGACTCAAAGAATTCAAATTGTGGATTCTCTTGGGAATGCACAATATTATTATGTTCCTCATCCTGATTCTGATTTAACTCAATTAGATTCTAAATCAGCATACTATTTTATAGTTAGAGAAGATAGTGCTATCCCTCTGCGTATTCCTGCCATTGGTGGATTATTACTAGGATTCACCGACGCCAGAGTATTACCTGTTGTTGCTCCTAGCAGTGTTATGGGAACAGGATTAACTTCTCAGTATAAGTATGCATTTGCTCCCAAAATTGAAAATCTTCAGCCATATGAAGAATATAAGTACGAGTTTAAAACAGTATCTTCCAACTGGCCCGTCAGTATAAATAACATATCTGGAATAATCAAACCAGCATCATCTACAACAACGTTAGATGCGGTAATAGGATTTTGTCCTACTACTGGCAATTGCGATACTAATGTTTTGCCGTATCAATTACCTCCCGTATGCTCTTTGTCCAGTTCTAATGAAAAATCTATAACTATGCAATTGTCAATTTCTCCGGTTTCATATGAAGGCCCAGAAGTACTTAGTAATCAGTTTACCATAGAGTGTAAAGATTGTTTACCTAAAGCAGCTGTATCTATTGTGGGACCAGAAATCACAGAGATCAAAGAGTCAGAAGATGACAATGCAGACTTGCCTAATTATCCTTTCTCTTTAAGCTTCTCTAATTTAGAGATAGAAAAAACATATAACTATACTATCAATGTAGTAAAAGCAGATTGGCCTGTGGTTTTTGCTGCTCCTACTAGTGGCACTATCAAGCTTAGATCATCTACTGATATTCCCTTTATCGGAGGAAAGATAGTTTTTTGTCCTACTACAGGATTATGTCCACCGAACCAAAACGGCGTACCAAATTATTCTGTGCCTAATTATCCTAAGTTTTTAACTGGCTCAGCTATCTATAGTGTTATTTTACAGGCTTCATTGACCAAAACTGATTGCGATTCTGAAACAATTTACAGTAAACCCATTAACATTCGTTATATTAACTAATTAGGAATAACATGAAACCATCAGGTGTAAAACTAGAATACAAAGGTCTTATCAGAAGATTAGACTATAGCTATGAAATAGAGAGCGTAGGAGGCAATTGGCCTGTTGTGGTTGTTCCGTCTTCTGGCTCATTCGTAGCTTCATCTAAAACAGGATCTATTGATGCTCAGGTATTATTTTGTTCCGATGCTTCTGTATGTCCAGACTCTAATCCTGATGTTATGAACTATAATATAGACTATAGTTCTATGATTAATAATAATAATTTGTTTACTATAATTAGAGCTAAGATTTTTGAAAAAGGAACTAGTGGATCTGATGCTGTGTTTTCTAAAGAAAAATTGGTAGATTGCCAAGATTGTATAACTCAGCCTATTGTAACTATCCCATCATTTTTATCATTAAATTCTGGTAAAACATTTTCTAATGCAACTCCATCAAGTACTACTCCTAAGCCTAGTGGTTCCGGCTTGGGTGCTTTATCATTGGTTTCAGAGACTGTTACAGATTTTGATACAGACAAGTTGACTAGTCAGTTCGATATCGAAATCTCTAATCTCAAATCTAATACTTGGAGAAGCAGTAAATATAATTATACTATTACTAATGATATGAGTAATTGGCCAGTTTCAGTATTTCCAGTGAGCGGAACAATAGTAGCCAACACAGATAATATTACTATCCCAACGAAGTTACGATTTTGTCCAAATCCTATAGATCCTTCGGATTTGGATAATCTAGATTTCAGTATTTTAAGTGCTCCTAGTGGCGGACCAGAATATGCTTTTACTAATTGTGATCCATCAAAAGATATGGATATGATAGCTATTTTAAGAGTTAAACTAGAACCTCACTCATCATTCGAGCCTACGTATTATAGTAATCAAATGATTGTTAGATGCGATGATTGTGTTGTTAGACCTACCATTTCATTGTATACGTCACCTAACGTTGTTCAATCGACTACCAATAATAGTATGATTGCTCCAAACACAACAAAGTCGTTTGCTACTAACCAAAAAATACCTCTACAAATTAATCTTAATAATTTACCTAAAAATATAGCATATACTTATGAGTTAAGAGCACTTAGGTCTGATTGGCCTTTTATTGTTGTGCCAGATAAAGATATACTATATGTATCAGAAAATGATCCAACGAGCTTGTCTTATGCTAGTTTAGACGGCATGTTTTGTGTACATTCCGGAATTTGTCCTAGCGGCCAAAAAGGTGTACTACCATATGTTATGGTAGATACTTTATATAGACAATTTGACGAGATATATAAGCCTTCTATTATATTACAAGCAGTAGTTAAAGATATAGATTCTAATGTTGAGTACGTTTCTAATACATTGGCTTTAGAATGTACGGACTGTGTGCAACCCTATAATCCTGTTATTATAAAATAATAGTTCCCAAACCAGAGAAAATTAATATGTCAAACGTTAAACCTATCGATGTTAGAGTAAGTGGATTAAAACCATATGAGCAATACTCCTTTTCTTTTGCTAATAAAGGAGGGAATTGGCCTATTAGAGTATCCCCGCTGTCTGGTGAATTTTTTGTCACTAATAAAGATACCATATACGACATCAAAACTTTTGCCTATTTTTGTCCAGCTACAGGCTATTGTCCTCCCACTGATCCAACAGTATTTTTTAATACTCCTAATACGGACATTTCGGTTCCGGGATTGGATGTGGGTCCAGAGAGTCTGTACTCTGTCATGGGCTTGTCTGTCACAGAAAAATCCACAGGTAAAGTTGTATTTACCTATCCTTGTTCAGTAGAGTGCGATGATTGTTTACCGAAACTAGGAGCATCATCTGATAATGTTATTCTAGATGATGTATCTGGAAATAGTACTACATTATCTACTACGGTTTCTGGTTTAATTCCTAATCAACTATATAGATATACTTTTACTGGTCTAGATGCTAATTGGCCCGTGAAAATTTTACCAATGTCTGGATATATTCAAACACCGAATAGTGATTATACTATTAATGCTATTGTATCTTTTTGTCCTTCTATAGATGGATGCTCTGACTCTGTAACATTACCATATAGAACTCTAGAGAATTGTGCTAATAAAGAAGAACTATACTCAGTATTACAATTAACAGTGGAGACTGTTGGAGGCAACAGTTTTCAAACATCAACAAAAAGCAATGTTTCTGTTGTATGTAAAGATTGTATTAAAAAACCATCAGCATCTATACCAACAATATTAGAATTGAATGATACTAATAAAGTTTCATTTAATACAGAACTAAGAGGATTGGTTCCCGGAGCATCGTATTCTTATGTATTTAGTAGTATTGATTCTAATTGGCCAGTCACTGTATACCCAATTAGTGGCATAGTTTCTTCAGCATCAGCCAATGTAGATATTCCTACCAAGCTTATGTTTTGTAGAGCTACAGGCTTGTGTGCTAATGATGATACCCTATCTTATGCATTAGACAATGAATGTTTAGATAAATTAGTGCGTACTAAATTACAGATTACACAACTAGATTGTGATGACCCTGTGTCTTTTAGTAGTAATGAGCTTATGGTGGTATGTAACGATTGTATACCCGAACTCACAGCCAACATTCCTGCAACACAAAAGCTAGATTCGAATACTAAAAATACTTTCAATTTTTCTGCAAATGTATCTAATTTAGTTGTCGGTTCAACATACAACTATGAATTCACTAGTACTGATGCTAATTGGCCTCTCATATTATATCCTGCGAACGGTACTTTTGTTGCTAAATCTTCCGATATCACTATTCCTTTTACGGCTACTTTTTGTAGAAGCACGGGCGTTTGTCCATCATCTAATGAGAATGTTTTGGAATATATTATAGATAATAATTGCTTAGATAAAATTGTAAGAAGTAAATTAACGATTACTCAAATTGGTTGTGAAGATACTGTTTCCGTTGATAGTAATGAATTATATTTAGTATGTGATGATTGTATACCAAAAGCACAAGCAGTATTACCTTCCTTGGTTGCTTTGGATAAGACATCCAAAAATATATTGAATTTTACAGCAAATCTGTCCAATCTTGTGGCGGGTACCACATATAACTATAATTTTAGAGGCATAGAAGCTAATTGGCCAGCCGCTATTTATCCTGTTAGTGGATCTTTTGTAGCTGATCGTACAGAAGAGAGTATTCCAGCATCGCTAACTTTCTGTGTATCTACCGGCGTATGTCCTCCAACAGATGATAAAGTTCTCACCAATAACCTAGATGCATCATGCTATGCTGCTATGGTTGATAGCGATAAACATACAAGATTAAAATTAGAAATTCAACCCACAGATTGTGATAATGCTACATATAGTAGTAATGAAATGATGGTTATGTGTGTTGATTGTTTGCCCAAAATTAGTATCAATCATGGATCATTAGGAGAAACATTGTCTGGGCCCGGCAATAATAACTATCAGCTTACTACTACTGTTAGTAATTTAATTCCTGGTCAAGAGTATACATATACTATTACCGGATTAGACGGCAATTGGCCTATGGTAGTATCTAAGCAGTCAGGAGAGTTCTTGGCTGTTACTTCTAATAAATTAGTACAAACTGATCTTAGTTTCTGTTTTCCTAGCGGATCTTGTGCTATAGATAGTAGAGATGTTTATCTAAATTATAGAAGCAATAGCTTATATAAAAATTCAGATAAAAAATTCTTTAAGCTTAATATGAGTATAGAACCTAAGAATTGTGATGCTCCACCAACTATCAGTGAAGATTTTTCTGTAGTTTGTAATAATTGTTTACCAGAAACTAATTTGTCTGTGGCAATATCTGGATCTCCTATATTAACCTTACCACTTAATTGCTGTTCTGGTACGAGACTAATTTCTGCTAATGTCACTGGTGCTGTTCCTGGAGAATCTCATAGTTATAACTGGATATCAGCATCAAATAATATAGTATTATCTCCTAGTAGTGGTACTGTACTATTAAATAAGAATGGAGCTGGTTCTATTATGGCTCTTATGTCTACTAGCTTAACCAATAGAGAACAAGCTATTTTAGAATGTAGAGTAACAAATAGCGTTTCTAATGCTCAGGCTACTAATTTTGTAGTGGTACGATGCGGACCAGAATGTAATTAAAATTTAAGGACTTAGAGGACTTTAAGAAATGCCATGCGATGTATTATTAAAAATGAATATGGACGGAACAGATGGTTCCTCTATATTTTCAGACCAGTCTGCTTATAATAGGACCATATCAGTAGCTGGAAACTCATTTCCTACTATCAATAGTACTACTAAAAAATCTGGTTCCGGTAGTGCTTATTTTACTAGCGGTTATTCTGTTATTAGAATAAATAATTTGTCTACTATATCTAGTACTGAAGATTTTACTATAGAATTTTGGATTTATTTTACTAATTTAACATTTAATAATAATAATACTATACTAGGCAATTGGGCATATTCTGGTTATTATGGTGGAGATTGGTCGTTAAGTTGTTCTCTGAATTCTGCAAATTTTAATATATCCTTTACAACAAACAATGGTTCTAA